TCACATCACTGGGTTATCGTCAAACTCACCGATTCTGGCGTCATTGATGATGTAAGTAATCACCCCAAATACCACTGGCGGTTTGTCATCGAAATCATCCCTCGGTAGTTCCTCTCTTTTTCCGGTCAGTAGATTCTCAAGATGTTGATCGGGCATTGTCCTATACCGCCTTATCTTAAATTCTCCCTCCATCGCACAGACGAGCAGTGATCCATCACATGGACTCAGGGACGCATCGATAACCAGTAAAGCCCCTTGGATGATCCCAGCCCGATAGTAGGTGCTCCCCGCTCGCATAAAATAGGTCGCTGAGGGATGGTGAATAAACTTCTCATCGAGAGAAATCCTATGCTCTTCAAAATCTTTCGCTGGTGATGGAAAACCCATGATGTTGCCCCCTCGACTTGACACTGTACATAAATACAGTATATACACTGTATATAAACACAGTAAATAGGAGTGCAGAAATGTTTGTAGAACTCGTTTATGACAAAAGAAATTTTGCCGAACTGGACGGAGCCAAAGAAATCATTGCTGCTGAACTGACTAAACGCATCCATCAAATTTTCCCGGATGCAGATGTCCGCGTTAAACCGATGATGACTATCCCGGCGATTAATACAGATGCGAGCAAACACGAAAAGGAACAAATTAGCCGTACAGTTCAGGAGATGTTTGAAGAAGCTGATTTATGGATGTCAGGAGAATATAATTAGCAGCCCCCATGGTGCGATCTTATCCCCTTACCGATTTTAGGTGTTGATGACCATATTCAAATCCTCTGCACATATAAATCAAAGGGGCCAGATGGCCCCTTTTTCTATCCTCCTAATCACTTGATGCACCGCGAATAATATTGGAATTTCGAGAAGAAAATGCGTGGAAGCGGGACAAAATAGCGCCTTTCATACTGCCGTTGCGGTCCAGATAATATCCGTAACGCACGACAGTCTGGCCAGTACCAGCGGGAACAACGAAGTCCATCGACTGGACCTTCATCGAGTCGCCTTCTTGCGCATACAAAATGCCGTCAATACTGATTGCACACGTCATAGCGCCACCACCTGATGTTGCGCCGGCGGTGCGCATCAAGATGCAATATCCCGGTTCAGCGGAAAAATCACCTGAACCTGAAATATTGATCTTGTCATCCTGACGTAACGCTCCAACCAACTGAACTCGCTGTGCGAATGGCTGACGATCTACGACCATCAGGTCATACCATACCCATGTCGCTTTAGGGATGGAACGTGATCGATGTTGGGCGATATTGATACCATACGCGCCAACATCACCGACAATCTTCGCTGCCTGGACTGTTCCCAGAACATTGCAGTTTTCTTGGATGGTGACGTTATTAAATTCACCACCATCTGCATAGACGGTGCCGCGAAACCTCCCGCTATTGAACAGGCAGGCTCCATCTTTGGAGATGAGCCAGCCTGTCGAACCATCAGCCCAGTTATAGTTACTGGAACAAATGAAATTGCCAATTTTCGCGTTATCGATAGAGCCGTTTTTAATACGGGCCGAATCAATGTAGAGCTCATTACCCTCGGCAATCATAACGGGCACTGCTGCTTTGCTGTTGCGGTTGAACAGTGAGAACCGGTCGGCGTAAAGAATCATGTCGCTGGTATCACCATCACTCCCCAGCACGATACCGGCACCGACCTTTTTGCCGTTGTTGGTCTCTACTTTGATGGAGTACATCGAGCTAACCTTGCCGTTTGTCTCCGCCAGCGTCTGACCCTGGGCCTGTACGGTCGAGGATAAAGTACCGACGGTGCTGGTCAGGCTGGTCAGGCTGTCTGCCGTTGATGTGATCTTTCCTTCTGCACTGGTCACCCGGCTGGTCAGTGAATTCAAAGCCCCGGCATCGGCTTTACCGTTCAGCGAACTCTGCAGGCTGGTGAGCTGCTGACTCTGCGCCGTGATTTTGTTCTCTGCATCAGTTACCCGCGTGGTGAGGCTGTTGACCGCTGTGGTGCTGGCATCAGCCACATTCAGCGCATCCTGGGCGTCAGTGATGTCCGTAATGACAACATCATCGATATACAGGTCGTAGCCCGGCGTTCCGCTGCCCGTCGCACCGCGTGTGGAGATCCACACCACCCCACGTGTCCTGCCCGCTCCGTTCATCCAGGTCTTACCACTGAATTTCACCCACTTCCCGCGCTCGCCAAGTCCACTTTCCGTTATCGTGACAGCGCCCTGCCAGCTGTTCTGCCCCGCCGCATTCTGCCCCTGAATACCGACTATCGTCTGCCAGCCCGACGGCGGGGACTGGTCCGCGGGCATCATTGCCCACAGCTCAATGCTGTACACCGCGTTCTCGCGGATACTCGACCACGGACCTATCTGCTTGTCGCTGTTGCCGCCGCTGTTCGCTTCACGGCGCAGCCGCAGACTCCTGCTGCCGTTGAATTTCTGCGCCGTCACCACCACGGCACCGCTGCCGCTTATCTGCTGGCCATCCGCATAACTTTCCAGTGAGCCGTCAAACCACGGATTAGACACCTGGTTGCGCAGCGTGCTGATACTGCCTGACAGCGACGTGATACTCTCTGACTGCGTGCTCAGCGTGTTTTCCACCTGGCTGACCCGGTTCATCAGCGTGTTCACCGCGCTGCTGTCCGCTTTCTTACCGATATTCTGGTTCGCGGTCGTCAGCCCGTTCTGCAGGCTCGTTATCGACTGACCCTGGCTCTCCAGCTTACCTTCGGCGCTCGTTACCCGGTTGGTCAGTGCGGTCAACGCTGTCGCATCCGCTTTCTTATTGACGCTGGCGTTCGTCGTAGCCAGGTCGCTATTCAGCTTCGTGATCGCCTGCCCCTGGCTGGTCAGCGTGCCCTCTGCTGAATCCACCCGTGATGTCAGGGCGTTCACTGCCGCCGCGCTGGCGTTGTCCTCCGGCGCTTCACTCCATGCCGTCGGCACATTTCCCCGCTCGAACTTCGGCGAACTCAGGTACACCGTCTGGTCTGTTGAACCCGGTTGAATACGCGCAACAATCAGCTTTTTACTGCCGCTACCCGCACTCTGCGTCCATTTCACCCAGTAACGCTGCCATTCCGTCGTCAGAGCGAAATCACACAGCCCGTCTGAGTTGGTGAACGTGTTGCCCTGGCTGCTCACCGACTTTTTCGTGCTGTTCGGGCTGTAGAAATGGCTCCGGACCTTCTGCCCGTTTGCCGCCGCCTTCGCATAAAAACTCAGCACGTACTCTGTTCCGTCCACCGGTGCGGACAGGTCAATACTGATGAGATCACGGTATGCGGCTCCGGCTTTCAGCGTGAATGCCATCACCCCGTTGCCGTTATATTTTTCCGCGCTCACATTGCCATATCTGGCCAGACTGCCGGAGTCGGGGATCTGGTTCGTCCCGCCCACATCCAGCGCATTCAGCGAGTTTTCCAGCGAGGTAATCGCGTTGCCCTGGGTGGACAGCGTGCCCCCCTGCTGGGTCACCGTGTTCTGCAGACTTTGCAGCGCCGTGGCATCCGCTTTTTTATTGACGCTGGAGTTGGTCGTCGACAGGTCACTGGTCAGCTTTGTAATGGCACTGTTGGCGGCAGTAAGGTCCTTCCCTTGCTGCGTCACGGTATTCTGCAGCGTCTGCACCGTGCTGGCGTCCGCTTTTTTGTTGACGTTAGCATTCGTCGTTGACAGCCCGTTTTCCAGCGTCGTAGTCCGGTTTCCAATACTGGTGAGCATGCTGCCCTGCTGGTTGACGGTCGTCGTCAGAGAATCAACGGCTTTTGCTGTCGCATCTGCCGCATCCTGAGCGCTGGCCGCAGCGGTGATGTTACGCAAATGCCAGTCAGTCACATACCAGACAGTGCCAAACGGTGAGTTCTGGCTAATCTGCAGGAATGGACGGATATACCCGCGACTGACCATCGTCTGGCTTACTGTGAATCGCCATGTTACTCGCTTCCATTGCGCTGTTGCTTTGGTGTTTCCGCCGGTGAATAACGGGCTGTTAGTCCCTGCGTTTGAAGACGTCGTCGTGCCAAGGTAAAAATTAAAATCTGCCGAACCCGCACCGCAGGCAACAAGGGCTGACATTTCGAACACATCACCTTCAGTGGCTGGAATAGCCGCCATGCCAGGATGATGATCGCGCCCCGTCAGCTTCACCGCATTCGCGAACGGACAACCCGATGGCACACCATCCGACGTGGTAGATACAACGGCCAGCCCCATCTGATCGAATGCCGGATCAAACGTCGGATTAGAGATTAAGTCTCCGCTGGAGGCGTTTCCGGCCCGGACGGCTGCATTCAGCGACGTTATGCTGCTGTTGGCCGCACTGAGACCGCTCTCCGTCTTCTCGACCCGACCCGTCAGGCTGTTCAGCGCTGATTGTTCAGCTTTTTTCGACACATCAGCCTGTGTGAGCGCAAGGTCGTTCTGAAGCCGGGTTATCGCCGTAGCCGAGGAGGTAATTTTCCCCTCAGCTGTTGTCACACGCGTGGTCAGATCCTGAATGGCTCCGGCACTGGCTTTGATGTCTGCGGCAATATCGTCATTATTCGGCGTCCAGTCCGTCACAACGTTGCCCGTTTCCAGTTTCGGACGGCAGAGCCAGACTTCTTTATCCGCAGAGGAGGCCTGCTGAAGACGGGCGGGGATCAAACGCTTGGTCCCTGTCGTGGCTGGAATAACCCAGCGAACCCAGTAACGCTGCCATGAGGTGGTCAGGGTAAACTGTGCCGCGCCATCCCCGGCCGAACTTTTGTATCCCTGGCTGGTTTCAACCCGGGAAGTATTTGACGGATTATAAAAATACGCCGTCATTTCCTGTGCTGCATAAGCCCCTTTCGCATAAAAGCTGTAGATGAACTCGGTTTTCCCGGTCACGTCCAGAGTCAGCTCATCCAGTTGCACATAGCCCCCGGCCCCCTTCGCCAGACGGGTCCAGGCGACGCTCGCACCCTGCCAGGTTTCCGAAGGATGCCTGCTGCTCCATCCCTCCAGCGTATCAGAATGCCGGATAAGGTTGGCCCCGCCCACCGACAGGCTGTTGAGGCTGTTTTCCAGACTCGTCAGCGCAGTTCCCTGAGAAGCAACCTCTTTCCCCTGCTGCGTGACGGTATTCTGTAGCGTCTGCAGAGCCGCTGCGTCAGCCTTTTTATTCACATGGCCATTGGTGGTCGCCAGGTCATTCGTCAGCTTCGTGATGCTGCTACCCTGGCTGGTGATACTGCCCTCCGCACTCGTCACCCGCGTGGTGAGGCTGCTGATAGCGTTAGCTGCGGCATCAATGTCCACGCGGTCGGTAATATCGACAACATAGAAGTCATCAAAATACATGGCGCCTGCGCCGAGATAAGCCGTGAACTGTACGGCCGCCCTGACATCCTTCGGTGCCTTCCAGGTAAATTTAACTTCCTGCCAGTCACTGGTGAACGGACCATAACCTGAAGACCCAATCAGTCCGGTGCTGTCGGCGATGCGAAATTTTGTGTTATTTCCGTCCGCAATCGTGGTGCCGCTATCCTGTTTTGCCCGGACGCCAATCTGATACGTGCGGTCTTTAACAAAATCAACATCCTGTCCGATGCCGGTCGGCCCTCCTGCGGTCAGTCTGGCGGCACGGGTGCCGTTGTACGGAGCCTGTAACGTCACGACTGAAGCCCGGTCACTCCAGCCGCTGAATCCGTCAGTTCCCCTTTCAAATGAGGCGTTAGTGATCAGGTTTCCGGGGATTTTCCTGTCCGCGTCAGCACTGGCATTTGATTCACTCAGGCGGCTGGACAGTTGCGTCAGCGATGCCCCCTGGCTGGAGAGGTCTTTCCCCTGTTGCGTCACCGTATTCTGTAACGTCTGCAGCGCCGTTGAGTCTGCCTTCTTGCTGACGTTCGCATTTGTCGTCGACAGGTCACTGTTCAGCCTGGTGATGGCACTGTTGGCGGCAGTAAGATCCTTCCCTTGCTGCGTAACCGTGTTCTGCAGCGTCTGCACTGTGCTGGCATCCGCTTTTTTGCTGACGTCAGCATTCGTCGTTGACAGCCCATTTTCCAGCGCAGTGGTCCGGCTCCCGATGCTACTGATGGTGTTGTCCTGCTGGCTGACTTTCGTCGTCAGAGAATCCACAGCAGAGGCGGTGGCATCAGCTGTGGTCTGCGCAGCCTGAGCATCGGTGATATCCGTAATGACAACATCATCGAGATACAGGTCGTAGCCCGGCGTTCCGCTGCCCGTCGCACCGCGTGTGGAGATCCACACCACCCCACGTGTCCTGCCCGCTCCGTTCATCCAGGTCTTACCACTGAATTTCACCCACTTCCCGCGCTCGCCAAGTCCACTTTCCGTTATCGTGACAGCGCCCTGCCAGCTGTTCTGCCCCGCCGCATTCTGCCCCTGAATACCGACTATCGTCTGCCAGCCCGACGGCGGGGACTGGTCCGCGGGCATCATTGCCCACAGCTCAATGCTGTACACCGCGTTCTCGCGGATACTCGACCACGGACCTATCTGCTTGTCGCTGTTGCCGCCGCTGTTCGCTTCACGGCGCAGCCGCAGACTCCTGCTGCCGTTGAATTTCTGCGCCGTCACCACCACGGCACCGCTGCCGCTTATCTGCTGGCCATCCGCATAACTTTCCAGTGAGCCGTCAAACCACGGATTAGACACCTGGTTGCGCAGCGTGCTGATACTGCCTGACAGCGACGTGATACTCTCTGACTGCGTGCTCAGCGTGTTTTCCACCTGGCTGACCCGGTTCATCAGCGTGTTCACCGCGCTGCTGTCCGCTTTCTTACCGATATTCTGGTTCGCGGTCGTCAGCCCGTTCTGCAGGCTCGTTATCGACTGACCCTGGCTCTCCAGCTTACCTTCGGCGCTCGTTACCCGGTTGGTCAGTGCGGTCAACGCTGTCGCATCCGCTTTCTTATTGACGCTGGCGTTCGTCGTAGCCAGGTCGCTATTCAGCTTCGTGATCGCCTGCCCCTGGCTGGTCAGCGTGCCCTCTGCTGAATCCACCCGTGATGTCAGGGCGTTCACTGCCGCCGCGCTGGCGTTGTCCTCCGGCGCTTCACTCCATGCCGTCGGCACATTTCCCCGCTCGAACTTCGGCGAACTCAGGTACACCGTCTGGTCTGTTGAACCCGGTTGAATACGCGCAACAATCAGCTTTTTACTGCCGCTACCCGCACTCTGCGTCCATTTAACCCAGTAACGCTGCCATTCCGTCGTCAGAGTGAAATCACACAGCCCGTCTGAGTTGGTGAACGTGTTGCCCTGACTGCTCACCGACTTTTTCGTGCTGTCCGGGTTGTAGAAATGGCTCCGGACCTTCTGCCCGTTTGCCGCCGCCTTCGCATAAAAACTCAGCACGTACTCCGTTCCGTCCACCGGTGCGGACAGGTCAATACTGATGAGATCACGGTATGCGGCTCCGGCTTTCAGCGTGAATGCCATCACCCCGTTGCCGTTGTATTTTTCCGCGTTCACATTGCCATATCTGGCCAGACTGCCGGAGTCGGGGATCTGGTTCGTCCCGCCCACATCCAGCGCATTCAGCGAGTTTTCCAGCGAAGTGATCGCGTTGCCCTGGGTGGACAGCGTGCTCCCCTGCTGGGTCACCGTGTTCTGCAGACTTTGCAGCGCCGTGGCATCCGCTTTTTTATTGACGTTAGCGTTGGTCGTAGAAAGATCGTTCGTCAGTTTTGTCAGAGACTGGCCCTGACTGGTGAGCTTATCTCCATGCTGACTGACAGTAGACTGCAGGCCCGTAATGGCACTACTGTTTGCGGCCACACCTGATTCGGTTTTGCCGACACGGTTGGACAGGGAGGTCAGCGTGTTGCCCTGGCTGGTTAACGTGGCGCCCTGCTGCTCCACTTTTTGTGTCAGGGACTGTACGGCACTGGCATCAGCCTTTTTCCCCAGGCTGGTTTCCAGCCCGCTGATTTTACTGGCCTGCGCACTTTGTGCCGTGGAGATGGAACTCAGTTCATCAGCGACAGAGGCCTTATTGTCATTGAACTGCGTCTGAAGGGATTCTCTCGCGGTCACTTCCGCTTTATCGGCAGTAATACGCGCATTCATCTCCTGAAACAGCAGGCCAGAGCGCAGGTCTGCCAGATTATTGCTTTCACTCGTCCCACGCATCTGCGTGGCCAGCGTGGCTCGCTTATTCGCTTCTGCCGTATCGGCATTCGCACGGGCTGTCGATTCTTCGCGCAATGCTGCAGTGCTGGCTCCCGGCGTCGGTCGACCCACGGCAATCCAGTCAATGATGATGAAATTCTCATCAGACTGATCCAGCGTTAAATCGAGGCGAAACTGGACAACCGGCTTGCTGTCATCGCTTCCCCAGGGAATGTCCTGAATACTGAGAACAGCCCTGCCGCTGCTGTCATAATCCGGCTCTGCGACGGTCAGCATGCGGCTGTCGTTGAACGACTGGCCTTCATAGCGCCAGCGGATCTGACCACTCCACGCGGGCGTCCCCGTTTTCTTAAGACGCAGTTTCAGAAAGCGGTAAGCTGAGCCACTGATACTGATTCCAGGAGACGTGATGTAAGCATCTGTCGCATGATTTGCCGGTCTCAACCAGCCGTTTTCAACAACCGAAGGCGTGCCGCCGTTAGATGTCCAGCCTTCCCGGTCGTTATCAAAGTACCAGATAGCCTGGCTGTCAAACTGCTCCCCGGTTCCCGCCGAAATCTGAGCCATCTGTGTGGCCAGAGAATCATTCACATTCTTGATGATTTGCTGTGTCGACTCGATAGCAGCAACACGCTCATTTTTTTCATTCAGCAGTTGGTCTGCCGCCTGCGCCGCTTTCGCGTTGACGTCCGCAATGCGGTCGGCAGTCTCCTGTTTTACCGCTTTGTCCCAGCCCGTATTTGCCTGGGCAATAGACTGTTTCAGGCTGTTTTCAACCGTCTGCAGCTGGGATTTTAACGCGGCATCTCCCTCGGTCAGGGTTTTGGTAACGTCAGCGATCTTATGGTCAACGGAGGCATTTATATTGCTCACGGCATCAGTGATGCTCTTATTTACTGCCGTGATATTCTCATTGAGCGTTTGATTTACACTGTTGATATTCTCCGTTATCGACTTGTTGACCGTCTCTATCTGCCCGTCAACCTGCTGGCGGATCTCAGACGCGGAATCATCAATAATCTGGTTAATATCGGTGACCTGCTGCGCGACTTCTTCACGAATAGCATCGGCGGTTTTTGTCAGCTCCTTATGGGTCTCCTCAATATCCCGCTGGGCTTCCTGCCAGGCTTCCGTGTCCTTAATCGCATCAGTCAGCTGATCGTAATACGCGCCGATATCGTCGCTGGCCATACCCTGCACCCAGGCAGTCCAGGGGCTTTCATTACCGAGGCGGTCCACAATTCGCGCCCGATACCAGAACATGGCCGCAATCTGCAGCCCCATTTGCTGGTACGTTTTGCCCGGATACGCGACGTCAGAGAGCACCATCGCCCCGTTACCGTTCGGATTTGGGCTGTATTGCAGCTCAGTTTTCTGGGTATCGCCGGTACCGGCCGGGAACTCCCAGTTCAGCTGCACACCATGCAGTAACGAGGTCGTTGTCAGTGCGATCGGCGCCGACGGCAGTCCGATTTTCCCGGTCAGCGTTTTCTCTTCCGAGTATGCCCAGCCGCTGGAAACCTCAGCGGCATTAATCGCCCGGACGCGCACCAGGTAGCGACCTGCATAAATTCCGGTAATCTCAAACGAGGTGGTAGAGCTGCGCGGTACGTTAATCCAGTTGCCGTCATTGCGACGCCACTGCGCCTCATACGAAATCGCGTCTTTAACCGCGCTCCACTGCGCCTGCATCGTTTCAACGCTGATACCCTGATTCACCACGGAATACGAGCTGATCACGATGTTTTCCGGCGGCGACTGATTCCCCGGGGGGATAACACTAATCGGACGCTGATCGATAATCGCGCCGTTGTCGATACGCGGGAATTTGTCCGGGTCGTGAGCCACGCCAGTGATTGTGTATGTCGCGTTATTGTTGTCCTTTACACCGATAACGCGGTACTGCTGCGCAACCAGGTCGGCGTACTCGACGATCCAGACGCACTCCGCTTCCGGAGTCTCGCTGTATGCCGTCGTGACCGTAACCTGCCGGCGGCCGTTGACCGACTGGATGGTCCTGGCCTGAGAGATGCCAGACGGCAGGTTCAGCTGCAGCCGATCGCCAGCTTTTGCATCAATATCCCGATCGAGCGTAATCACTCGTCCACTGACCGCGCTGATGCGCCCACCGTTCACACGTCCGGCCAGCAGTTCATCAGCAAGACCAATGATGTAGCCCGGCTGAGGGATTTTGCCATCGAGACCGACATCGATCTCAACCATGCGGTCCTTATTGTTCGTCAGAATGCCCCACAGCCCTTTGCGATGGGCCTCGCTCTGGCGGGTACACCCTATGGCTGTCACTTCCAACTGATTGAAGCTATAGCGGGAAACCAGCTCCGGAACGAATGCCGGTTCCATCGCATCTGCATAGGCATTATCTGGATCAGACCACGAAACCAGTGCGTTGGTGTACCGGGCTTTACTGGTGCTGCTTGAATAGCGGGGCTTACCAATAATGTTCGCCCGGGTGTAGTTGAAATCGACATCGCGCGGCATATCGGCCTGAACGACAATCTGCTCGCCGCTCCAGCAGGTCATTCCCCGGAAAATGGCCGCAAAGTCTCGCAGCACCGTGTACGCGTCGTTGCGTTCCTGTACATAGACGTTACAGATATAGCGAGGCTCCATGCCGGAGCCGCCCCTGCCATCGGGTACCAGCTGATCGCAATACTGTGCAATCTGGTACAGCGTCCATTTTGAAATATTCGCACTGGTCAAACGATCGCCAAGACCAAAGCGGCTCTCGACAATAATGTCGTAATAAATCCATGCGGGGTTGTCAGTCCATGCCCACTTAAACCCACCGGTCCAGGTGCCTGTATATTCACGGGTTTCTGGATTATAGTTATCCGGGACGCGGATAACGCGCCCCCGCGGCTCACAGGAGATCTGCGGGATAGAGCCATTGAACAGCTTTGAATCGAACTCGAGATAAAGCAGCGCCGTGTGGGGGTAGCGCAACTTCGCGTCAATCACCTCGGTGTAGCTCTGCAACGTCATGACGTCGCCAATTTTTACGCTATTGGCGTCGGGCGTAATTTTCCGCAGGCGCAGGGTCCAGGTGCTGCCCGCCCGGGGCAGATCGATGCGGTGGCTCCGCTCATAGCCGGAGGTCGTTTTACCTGTGACCGCGGTCTCAAGAACAGTCTGCCAGGCTCCACCATCCGTCTGCAGGTCCAGCGCATACTTGACGGTATTACCCACCACATCGCCATCATCTTCCTGTTTCATCAGGTTCGGCCACTTTAGGCGGACGCGAACAGCGGATAATTGGGTATTCGTAAATGTGTGGGTCCAGGCTACAGAGCTGGAAACTTCCGTCCCGACGCTTATTTCATTTTCTGTTCCGGGAATACCCTGGATATACGTCTGAGCCTGCGTACCGGGGCGGAAATCCCATACAACACCCGGGAAGTTTTCCGAGCCGTCGGCATTTAATAGCGGGGTACCATCGAGATAAATACCCTTGCCCGTCAATTCACCTGCAAATTCTCCCTCGCCCAGCGCGATGAGAATTTTGGCTTTTGCTACGGACTGTAAATCATCCGGCTGCTCCGTCGGCGTGCGCGGGCTTGAGCTGCCACCTTTGCGCCCTTTGATTATGTTATTTGCCATATTGCGCCCATAAGAAAAGCCACCGCTAGGTGGCTACTGTTTAAATATCAGGATGTTGATACGTGTTATCCCTGGTTAAGGTAAGGGGTCAGCCCGTCGGTGGTGGGACACCGGCGCACCAGACAAAGAGGGATGGCTGATTACCTCTGTTAGGGAATTATGATGCTTGTCAATTTTGACCCATTAAGAGAACTGGAGAATGACCGGCGCTCTCACCCATGGGGAAAAACTTCTTATGATGAAAGAGCAGGTTTTTACTCTAATTTCATTGAAAATCCGCAACTGATCACTGAAGTGCTTGAAGACTTCAAGCCTTACGAAAGCAAACCTGCCGTCCAGACGTTTTATTCATTTCTGAAATGGATAAATGGTCCAGACTCGAGTTTTGAAACGAACGACTGTGCATTGAGGGATGGTGTTATTATGAATACCGATCCTTTATTTAAGTTCACTCATAAAATTGATGGTCGGGTGGAGTTCTTTCTAAGGCAACATCAGCACAACTGCAATAAAAATGTTGCCACATGGTTAATGAGGATGTCATCGCTGTATTTGCAGGTAGAACGGACCAATTTCTTCAATTCTATTATCGATATCCAGCTCGCACCTACGGATTTCATCATGCTGCCTGCTAACCAGCGAGATGGATACAGAATCAGGCTGGTTTTCAATGCGTATGGGGATGGAGAGCTCGACACATGGGAAGCGCTGAACTGTACGTTTGACAGCATCTTCAAAGCCACCAAAAGGCTGAACCAAGCTATCACGGAAGGGAATAGCCCTACATTCCCGTAATGGGATCTGCTCTATCATTTTAATCAAATCCATAAAAACTCCCGGTAGAGGCTGATAAATCGGCCTCTTTATTTATTGCTGGTCTTCAACATATATTCCGGCAGAAATAATCGCCCCTCCAATTCGCCGTTTGCCGTAAAGAAGCCCTACGGGGTAGCCCTGTGAGGCGGTATTGGTGACGCCACCAAATGCATAGCTGGCTTTATTGTCGGGGGATTCCTTTCGTGCCAGCCCTGCTGGTTGTGGGGATAACATTTGGACAACGCCACCTAGCATTAATGATGCTCCCGTGCCATAAAACCACGGTGCTGCTGCGGCGGCAGGAGTAAAACTTAATACAGCCCCCACAACCACAAGAACGGCCCCCAGGATAGTTTGAAGGACACCAGATTTTTTACTCCCAATAACCACTGGTACGATACGAATTACTTCCCCAGTAATGGGGAAACCTAAATCATCGACACCAATATTTTTCTCATCTTTAAATACTGCATAGGTTAATCCGCGCTCCTCACTAGATATCATAAACCTCTCGAATCCTGGTATTGTTTTTGCCAGCGCAACACCTGCTTCATGGGTGGTTGAAATAAGTCGCTGATGAACTTTACCAAATTTCTTACCAAGCACCCCGTTTAATTCAATGCGCGTTATAATATCTTGCATAAAGCACTCCAAATAAAAAAAAGACCGTTAATACGGCCTTATGATTTCACATTAGGATATTATTTAACTTGCCACATCCTGTACTGCCCCCAAAAACCTACTTCAGTTAAATATTCCTGGGGTGTACCATCTGCCACTAAATCAAGGGTTTTCCTCATCCCCATGCTTAAAACATTGCACTCATTACTCACACGTAGCTTATGAGGACCATTAGCCAAATAAGCCGTAACGAATTGATTTTGCCTTAAAAGAGCAACATCCTTGCCATCAATAGCAACAAGAAATTTGCACATGCCTCCACTGCCACCACCGATGAACTGCTTATTCCTCGTTACCGTCACTTTTGTTTGCTGTGTATCACTTTTAGGTGTAACCATTTCTTGGTTTAAAATCTTTTCTGCCTGCCCATATGGACGAGCACATCCAGCCAGAGTCAAAACGGCCAATGCCAAAGTGATTTTTTTCATTCCCCTATCCTTTTGCTTTTAGTTAAATTCGGCAAAAGATTAACATAGAGAATGGTACCGAACGATTTTCATTGTCCTGTCTAACCAGTATCCACCATAAGGTACGCGCTGGCTGAGATGACCATAAAGGTGGTGCAGCAGCATATTACCTTCCAGCAGGATCCCGGCATGATTCCACTTATCCGCCCGCACCTGCATGATCACCATATCACCTGGCTGCGGCGGGCCATCAAACTCACGGAACCCGCATTCATACCAACAGTCCTGGTAGAAATTGTCCGGGAACTCATTTTCCCACCAGTGATAGTCGACGCGGTAATCGTGCAGCTCGATGCCGTGGTTCTGCCGGAAATAGCTCATCACCAGCCCCCAACAGTCATAATGGCCTAGCACGAACGGGCGCTCGAGGAGCGGCAATTCGCCGCGGGGGAGAATGGTACGGAGATCTCCCTCTGGCCAGCTGATAATGTGCCACGGCAGCTGCGTGGCATCGCACTGCGCTTTGTCCAGTTCGCTGGGTTGCGGCGTTGCATCCGGATGGCTGTGAACAATACCGATGATCGTTCCCCAATCCTCAACCGCCGCATAATCCTCCGGCGCCAGAACGAAATTATCTTTCGACTCGCTGGCCAGATTCCGGCAGGGGAAATAACGCTCCACCCGCCCCTTCTGGGCAACCAGCCCGCAGGCCTCGCACGGGTACTCAGCCGCCGCATGCGCCTGGAAGGCCTTAATCGTTTTCTGACGCATATCAGCTCCTTAACAGTGACGTCCCCGGGAACCCACCGAACGGTAGCTCGTTGTTTTCACCATGCCGCAGTTTGCAGGCCGTCAGCGTGCCGTTGCAGACATCCTGCGACGGATCATCAACCGGTTTGTTGTTTTTGTCGAAATAACGCGTACCGGCATAATCACAACCATCTCCGCTGCGGTATTTATTACGAATACACCAGGTGCAAATCGAGTGATATTGCCGGGTAGGGATCAACTTCCCCTGCAGCCCCATCGGGCTGTCGAGTGCGAACTCCACCGTTTCATCAGTTTCGAGGGTTTTGGTGTCAATGAAAAAAAGCTGCCGCTTTTCCTGCGTAGGGTCTGCCGTCGCATTCCCGTCCGCAAAGTTCCTCGCGTCCAGGTACTGTTTTTGCGTCTCATGGATCGTGACCCGCGCCTGCGCCATGTCGTCGTAATACAAACACAGAGCTGAAATTTTCCCCTCTACGTTACCCACCCTGAGCGTGGGCTGCGCCTCGCTGCCCGTAGTGGACGACTCGATCCCCTCCAGCTCACATGGCCAGGCCTTATATTCCGTACCCTGCCACCAGATGCTTTTCGCGCGCAGCTCTGATTCATCGCCACCGGCGGCAATAATTTCCTCGGCTGAGTGCGGAATATTATAGCCGTGAAAGTATAAGACCTCGTCCATATTGAACGCGCGGCCGTCGATTTCAAAAAGCCGGATTTCATCCCCCGGCTCCAATTTCTGATAATCAGCGTGAAGACTCATGGTGCGAATGCCTGTTCAAATGTTGCGGTGACTGTCATGACTCTGTTATTCAGAACGTTTTTTTGCAGGCTGTCAGCCTGAACCCGCCATAGCGCCAGCTCGTCATACGGTGGTTTAAATGCAAAGGATTTTGTTTTATGCCGTCGCAGGAATTTATAAATATCCAGGCCGGTTTGCAGATCTCCGGTAAATGAAAATGCATAATTTAAGGTTTCCGGGTTTATTCCTTCTCCTGAAACCTGCGCATAGCCGTCGCCAAATTGTGCCTTGCGAATATTATCCTTACTCGTTATCGCGGGCTGACTGGCGGCCTGAATTCGCCAGGAGAACGTTTCAATAGCCATAATTCACCTTTAATCTCAAACTAAAAAAAAGACGCAATGCGGCTTTCTGACAGGGTTTCAGACAGTATTAACGCCCATCTTTTATTGCCTTCCACAGCGGCGTCCCAGGTCGTTGTGCCTGCTCACTGACAACGCTGATGATGGCGGGTTTCAGTTGCTTAAGGATACCGTTACTGTCAATCGCTGACCGCTGCGTAGACTGCTGTTCGCTCCCGCTGCTGATATAGACGCCCCCCATGTTGACCATCACACCGCCAGGGGAGACACTCGCCGGGCTGGCAGCATTGCCGACATATCCGCCGGAAGCATAGCCTTTCATCATCCGGTAAAGGTTACTCACGCCGATGCGGCTGGTCGCCTCTTTGGTGAAAACGAACTCGCCGCGGTGGACAACCCCGGCGGGCTCGTATTTCCCCCCATGCCCGGTAAAACCGCCCCCATCAAAACCGGAAGGACGATAGGAAGGAACGGCATACGACGGCCCTGACTTCGGGGAGCTGGAGCCGCCGCTGATCCACCCCATAGCCGCCTGAATGGTATAGGCCACGATCAGCTGATTGATGACCTGAACAATCATCTTCAGAATGGATGTGGTGAATTCCTTAAAACTCGCCTTGCCGGTGGTATTGAGCAATGTCAGCTGATTGGCCAGCCCCCCGAAGGTGGCCTGGGATATTTGTTGAACAGAGGAAAATACATTGGTCGCGGAATCCTGATACTCCGCCCAGCCCTGTTTGGCACCGGCCAGCCAGTTACCGCGCAATGCATCCTCAGCTTCATAGGTGGCTTGCTGTTCCGCCAGCACCTTCCGCTGCGCATCAGGATTGAAGGCATACGTTTCACTCAGCTTTTCAAGCGTGATCCTTCTGTTCGACTCCCTGCCAGAAAGCCCGTCGGCCTGAGCATTGATCCCCGCCCTCAGCGCGCTTTGCTGTTGGGCGAATTTAGTAGCCTGATCCGCCAGATTATTCAGCTTTTGCTGCCGGGCTACCTTATCACCGAGATCGGCCAGCTGGCGTTTGTATTCCAGCGTTTCGTTTTTGTGGGCCAGCAGGGATTTTTCCTGCGTGGACAACTGGCGGCGGCCGGCGGCCTCCTGTAAAACGGCATACTGGTTTTCCGTCTGCCAGAGGTCACGGCGCTGCTTACTGATCACATCGTTAACGTCAGTATGCTGCTGCAGGGTTTTAAGCTGTGCCTGCAGCGTCAGCAGTTCAGCCTGCGCCCCTTCCTCTGCCTTGTTACCAGCGGGCGTGGTGTACTGCTTGCCTTTCGGCGTTTTACGATCTTTGTATTTCTCCTCGATACCCGCCCTGATTTTTGCGATATCGCTGTCCGTCCAGCGGGTGGCGATCCCATCGATGGCATCCTGTTTGTTTTTCGCAACCAGCTTATTAAATTCTTCCTGAGCGCGGGCTCGCTTCTCGGCAGGCTTGAGACCGGCATCCAGAAGCTGATTAAACTGCTGCTGGTTCCTTATTGCCTGTTGCTGCTGGTCATTGCGCAGCTTCTCGCGCGCCGCGGCTAAACCCTCCTGAGCATATGCTTTATCAGCCTCATCATAAGCCTGTTTTTTGAGGGACAGCTGCTCTCGGGCGTTGCGCAGACGCTCTGCATCAGCTTTCACCAGCGGGTTATTCCCCGCATAGTCAGGATCGACTTTAAGGTTTGACGACAGCGCGCGATATTCCTTTTCGGCTGACTGCCAGTCCGCAAAAGCCCCCTGCCGCTTCATGGCCGTATCAGGATTCCGACCAATGCCCATCATGGCATCCCAGGCGCCGCTGGCGGCATTTTTCACCCAGTTCCACGCGGTTTCCAGTGTCCCCAGATTTTCCTTCACCGCATTTGCGCGCTGGATAACACTGTCGGAATAGGCACGCATCGCGAGCTCGGCAGCGCGCTGCGAATCCCCCATCGCCTGCGCAGATGAAATCTGTTCAAACTGGCTTGCGGTCAGAAAATGAAGCGACTCATTCAGCGTTGCAACCGCATTAACCGGATCCTCTTTCAGCCGTTTGAACTGGTTAATAGTTTCATCCACCGCCTGGCCGGTCGCCTGCTGCAGCCTGGCTGCCACGTTGGCAACCCGCTCGACGTCGGCACCACCGAATGCCCCGCTTCCGACAACCTGCGCTAATACGGCTGCCGCGGCGTGCTGAGTGACTCCATTTCCTGAGATATTCCGCGCCAGCGCCTGCAGTTGTCCAGAGGTTTTCCCGGCATAGTTCCCGGTGAGAATGAGCTGTTTGTTAAACTCCTCGGCTTCCTTCCCGCCCTCGTACCACGCCTTCCCCAGCAGAACGACGGATGCCGCAATGCCACCGACCACGCCGGCGATCCCCAGTCCGCGTAGCGTCATCATTTTTTCGAGCCACCCGGCCTGGTTCGCCAGGGTTATCCCGGAGCCACGCAGCGCGCCGAAGTTACCACGCAATAATTCCCCCGCCAGCACACCAAGTTCCCGACGTGCGCCAGCGCTCTCGAGACCAAGGCTGTGCGTGGCGACCTTTGCCGCTTCCAGTTTGCGGATATAGACTTCAGCAGCATCGCCGGCGCCCACCTGCGCCGCTTTCATTCTCAGGAGCTCTGTACCAGATAGCTTTTGCTCGACAACCTGTGCCTTCAGCTGGCGAAGAAATTTCTCTCGCGCCTGGTTCGCTTTTTCCTCAACCTGCTGAAGTTCTTTCTGCCGTGCCGTAGTGCGGGAAATCAGGGAGAGATAATCACCCTGAGTGATGTTCCCCTGCGCGCGGGCCTTGCGGAATTGTTCCTGTACACTGGCCAGCGACCGTGTTTCACCACTGAGGGATCGAACGCCATCTATCTGCCGAAAGAACGATTCCGCCAGCGCATCCTGCCGCCGCGCCAGCGCCTCTGCCTGAGCGTCGTTCTCCCGATAACGCTGGTTTAACCCGGTGACGCGCTGGTAAGTCTCATCGACCGATTTGGAGACCCGCTGCAATTCGTTCTGAAGCCCGGCGGCGGCATCCGCCTGCCGCTTCTGCATATCAGACACGGCGCCTGCGCTGGCGGCGCTGGTGGTTTTCAGCGCGCTGATTTGCGCCTCCGCCGCACTACGCATGCGCGTCTGCACTTTGTCCGATTCATCCGCCATACCAGACAGTTGCCCCTTAATCCTGGCGATCTGTTCGGTGAATGTGGCGCTGTCGACATCCAGGTTAATGACAAGGTCGCTAATCTGCTGGGCCATATCTGGTGCCTCCTGTTATTCCCTCTGCGGCCAGCATCATGGCGTCATCGTCCTGCACATTATCCGCTGCTACCTCAGCAGACGGGGACAGCAAGCTGAAGTGTGCAGGGGGGAGATCCGGATCCCGGTATAAGAAGGTTGAAATGGTGTATAGCAGCCCGGAGAAATGGGCATCGAGTTGCGCGTCCTGGAAATAACGCTCCCGGTAAAAGTGATGCCAGTCGCCCAGCTCGGAGGACGTCATGCCAGCAAGCATGGCGCGCCAGTCGGGCCGCCCGAACTCGCGCGCCAGTTTCAGGACAAAATCAAGCTCGCTGGCTAGGGCTTTTCCGCAGTAACAGGTTCATCACCCAGCGCGGTGGCATCAATATCTTCATCCGTGGATTGCTCTTCTTCGGCAACAGGCGCCAGCATGCCGGAGAGCAGCTTGATCTGCATTTCCGCTTTGCCAATCGCTTCCGCCGGCCAGGTACTCATCACCTGCTGGTGGAGTTCCTCTTCAGATGGCCCCTTCGGATCGTTATGCCAGAGCGAGAGCGCAATCAGGCGCGCGCCTGCGCGAATACTCATGCTGACCAGCCCGGCGGACATTGTCTGGTCATCCACGTTATCAGAAATGGCGGATAAGGCTTTTTCTTCTGCGGCCAGATATTCGAGATAAGTAATGCGCTGCAATGCCGACAATTCGGTGATTGGCACCGAAGCGCCGTTATGGGTAAATTCGTCTTTCTTCAAAAACATGCTCATGCCTTTATCCTCACGACGCTGTCACGGTGATTTTGCAGGTCGCCACAAAATTACCGTCATTGCTCATGACAATAATGTCGGCCGCGCCAGCCGCCACGCCGGTGACAATCAGAGATTTACCACTCACGGCCACAGTCGCCTTCGCGCTATCCGAGGTCGCCGCACGGAAAGACTGTTCCGATGCACTGGCAGGCAGGAAGGTGACGTTTAGCGTTGTGGTTGCGCCGACGGCCACGCTGGCCGTTGCCTTGTCGAGTTTGATGCCGGTCACTGCGATCGGCGGGTTGCCGCTTTCTTCCGCCAGTTCCGGTTTCCCGGTATTGGTGATTTTGGCGGTACGCGTGATCACTTCCTTCGCGGGGATGGCTTTACCCAGGCTACTGCACCAGCCTTTGAACACATCCACGGTGCCATTCGGATACTTAATTTTGTACGCCCGTACAGAGCCATCGACGAACCAGGCCACCAGCGATTTTTGACCCTCTTCTCCCGGTTTCCAGGCCAGCGTTAATGATGTATCACCTGCCGATTTTGCCCCCTGGGCGGTAGCGGTCCAGTCTGCATCTTCATCATCAAGATAGGTATCATCGTAGGACTCCGCCGTCATTTCACCCGGCGTCAGCTCCTTAATTTTTGCCAGGCGTTGCCAGTCAGCATCGGACAAAGGGTTTGCATAAGCATCCCCGGTCCCCGTGTACAACCAGAGTGTTGTTCCCGCCCCTTTTACCGGAGCAAGTGGATTAGGTGTTGGCATAAATCCTCACATGTCATAAGTAATTGAATATTTCATATCTGCGGAGCTCCAGAGCCCGAGGCTGTCATCCCTCTGGTATTCGTAACCCTGCTGTACCATCACGGTAATCAGTCCATTCAGCGCGGAAATACCTGAGATTGCCGGGTAAACCCGGGTTTCCATCCACTCATCAAGTTCGGAGTCAGGTACCTGGGCAGGAAGGAAAACTTCAATATGTAGAGTGGCCTGCCAGGTATCAGCATCCAGCTCCTCCCCGGTGTATTCGGCATCCGTCAGATAAACCGCCACAGCAGGAAAATCTTCTTCCTCAATGACAGCTGGACGACCATCAAAAAAAATGGCGCTATTCCCTATCACGCTTTCCAGGCCATCGATCACGGCCTGGCGTATTTCGGTATGTTTCATCGTTTCAGGTGTAACCTCAGTTGTTGCTTGAGCGCAGCGGCCAGTTGCTTTGGCATCTCCACATCAAGCATGCGTTTCTTCTCCGCTTCGAAAGCAGTTGTAAGCGGCGCAGCCAGTGGGATTTTCACAACATCGATGGGGTAGCGATTTTTACCTTCAATACGCTTCATGACATGCCAGCGACCGTTGGCTAATTGCTGAATGAAAGCGTCCCTGAAAAGATATTTTCCGATCTTCAGGACACTCCCTTTCCGTAGAAGCGCCCCTTTCTTTCTGGTTAAGCGGACCTGGGCAGCGCCCAGTTTGATCGCCGGCAAGTTCCCCCGATTAACCTTTATCCTGGCGTTCATTCGGCCATTTGAAGATGCTTTGCTGACCCTTACCCTCTGTTTAACCAGTTTGACCGGGAGGCCTTTCACTCGGTTATCCCCTGCGATGGTTTCCTTAGCTACTTTTCGGGTTGCAGCGGTGACTGCTGTTCTGGCTACTCGATTGATTGCCCAGGCGCTGGCATTAGGCACCATGTTGCGATCAAGGCTATTGAGGTTTGCAATGACTTGTTCCAGACCCTTAATACCCATTACACCTCCTATCGGCGGCGGTTTCCTGCGGGGGGCTGCCCGTTGCCTAGCCAGAGATGGCAGGATCCGCAATCGTCCGGACCAATCCTGTCAATCCAGTAGGAGATTCCGTTAATTGTGAGGGTATCCAGCCGCTGTAACTCGCTGGCATCTGTCGATTTCACGAAAAAAGAAGGGCTTGTGCCCTCCACTCTCACACCAGGAACCGCATAGCCAATATTTTCTGGATCATCAAAGACACCGGAAATACTCAGCCCGGAAAGCCCACCCGAGGTGATAAGCGCAACCGTCCCCATGGTTGAGCGGATCGTTTCATCAGCCCGCGATATAGCAGCATCGAAAACATTATCGAAATCGGTCATGTCCACTCCGCTACAGTTCGACAGCCAGCCCCCGTGTAATCAGCTCTTCTGCATCCCCGGCGCTGACACGAACGGTAGTACCCGGCAAAACAAGACTCACCTGTTCATTCTTTACCGCGTGCAGCGCTTCGAGGTGTAACGTCGTAAGCGTTTTCACCGCGACCAGGTCATCTGAAGCAGACTTTGTTTCCTGGGGCGCCGGCGTTAATGCTTTACCCTGCGCATCGCCATCCTTCTCCTCACTTCCGGATGCCGTATTTCCGGCCCCCGTTTCATTGCTATCGCCACCATCGTCGATATCATCCCCAAGCTCCTCTTCCAGCTCTGCAATGCGCAGCGCCAGCTCTTCTTTCGATCCGGTCAGACTGATTTCACGGTTCAGCATGCTGCCCAGCTCTTTCAGGCGAGCAATTAACTCTTCTTTGGTCATCACTGTTTCCCCTTTATAAGAAAGGCCCCGAAGGGCCCTGGTCCAGTTCGTCAGGCCAGTTTTACGGAGACGAACTCATCCGGATCAGCCAGCAACATCAGGGGTGCTGACTGAATCATGGTGAATTCGCGTGCAGGGTCTCCTGACTGAACCCAGTTTTTTGGGTAGCGAGTTGAAGCGTTAATACCTTCGCGCTGGGCGTCTGCATCAAGGATGCAACCATAGGTGCGCAGACCGCGGGCCTGGGTGTTACCCAGTACCATAGACAGATCCGGCAGAGCATTTTTTTTGACATCATTTTCAACGAGCTGACCGGCATAAACCACAATGGCGACATCGCCGTACATGCCCTTATAAGAAACGGCTTTACCCAGGTCTTTCAGGGCCGTTTCCAGTTCAGAATTCGAGCCGCGGCGAGTATCCAGCTTCTCCTTAACGGCATCGAAAGAACGGAACAGTGCCCAGCCCTTCGGATCGAACACGATAATGTTGATTGTACCGCTGGCGTTAAGCGCATAGGCTTCAATGTCATCGGTCGGATCATAGGTTTTTTTATCACGGCCAGACCATGCTGCCGCCCCCGCCTGGATAATGTTATTGCCGGCACTGCGCCCCATATCCACTTCAACTGGCTCAAATGCTTCCCCGCTCATGGTGTATTTCCCATAAAGCACAGCTTCGATTGCTTGCTTCTCTTCGACCTGTGCAATCGCCAGCTCCTCATCTTTCATATTCTGAAGAATGATGCGGCGACGGCGATAAGCAGGATCTGCCAGATTCTGTGGATCTTCATCAGGCAAGCGACGAAGAGTCATTTGTGGGTTAACTTCGTGTTTCGGCTTCACATAGCCAGGTGTAAATTCTGACGTGCTGCCGCCACGAGAGCGAATCACTTTCCCGGAGACAATCGGCGACACATACAGCGCCATGTTGACCAGGCCTGGAATTTGCGACAAGTAGACTTTCTCTGTAGTGAAGGGATAACTTTCACGAAAGAAGATGCGCAGGAAAAGCGGATCGAATTTGAATTTCTTCTCATTGACCGCCAGCAGTTGGGCTGTTGTATAAACTGACATAGATTTTTCCCGTAAAAAAAGCCGCAAATGCGGCTTTTATGAATAATGAAAGTGGTAAAGAAGTCGGTTAAACAATGCTGATAGCAGTGCCAGCAAAGGCATTACGTTTAATGCTGTCGTCGGTGACTGCATCCGGCCAGTGAATATCTTCAATACGGAAGGAGCCGGATTTATAAAAGGTAAGTTCCGTGCTGTTCTGGTCGGCGGCTACCGCCAGGATGCCGCATGCCGCGCCAGCATGCTCGCCGTCCCAGGCAACCAGTTTTCCCGCCGTCGCCTCCAGCATTAACGGAGTCATAACGGGCGTTGCCGCTGCCAGTGCGCCAGTGCCATAAGCGGTGTGAGCTGGATCGCTATTACCCAGCGGCTGGTAGTGTGTAAATTCTTCAGTGTTAGCCATGTGAGCCTCTCAAACAGGGGTATTCATCAAATCATCTGTTTCACTGGCAACCGGTGCTCCGGACGCCAGCGTTTCTGGTGCGGTTCCCATCAGGCGATCCAGCGCGGTTTCGCTTCGGGCCTGTGAACTTTGTGGCGCCGCCGCCAGAATGCGCTGTGCATGCTCAACCGTCATTCCCGGCGTTTCTGCCAGCGCACGGGCCTGTTCCTCCCGACCGCTTGCGGCCTCACAGTTCAGGATCCCCATAATTCGGGCATTCTCAGCAGAGACCGCCGCGGCAACCTGAGCATTTACATCCGGTGTGGGTGCAGCAGCCGCTGGCGCTGCCGGAGCAGTTACAATTGCTCCATTGGCTTCCGGTGCGGCATTGGCGTCTGGTTGGGTTGCAGCTGCATTCGTCGTCGTTGTCTTCATCGTTCCTCCGATATGGATGATCTTTTTGGTATCCAGCGCGCTGCGCATTACGCCGATCGCATCTGTACTGTTAACAAGTTCGTCCGCCAGCCCATGATCAATGGACTCCTGCCCGGAGAAGACCGCAGCCTCAGTATCGAGAACCGCCCTCACCGACATTCCCGTGTAACCTGCCACTTTTTCAGCAAACATCTGCCGGGTGGCATCAATACGGGACTGAAAAGCTTCACGAACATCTTTTGGCAATTTTTCGTAAGGGTTGCCATCAACCTTGTGGTCGCCGCTGTAAATCAACGTGACCTCGACCCCCTGAGATTTCAGCACCTGCCCATAATTGCTGTGGGCCATCATCACACCGATGGACCCCGTCCTTGCGGTCTGTGTCACCAGCCGGCGTGATGCCGCACTGGCGATAAGCTGCCCGGCGCTGCAGTTCATATCGTTCGCCAGCGCCCAGACGGGTTTAATATCGCGGGCCCGGGCAATAATGTCGGCGCAGTCAAACGCTCCGGCAACCATCCCACCTGGCGTATCCATATCCAGCAAAACACCATCAACATCAGGATCGCTGATAGCCTGCTGCAGGCGGGCAATTACACCGTTGTACCCGGTCATGCCGGAATACGGCTGGAGTGAGCGGGTTTTATTGACCAGGGTCCCGGCAACAGGTAATACCGCAATACCATTCATTACCTGATAGCTACGAGCCGGACGCGGCCCGGCCTCCTCGTTACCGAATAGCATCAGTGGTTCCGCCATTTGCTCGGTGCCCAGGGTTGTCCCCGATACGGTATCAGTCAGGCGGGTAATGCCCAGCTGGCCTGCCAGCGCGCAAAAGAAAACCCGCGCATAGGCGGGTTCAAGGAGCAGCGGTTCGTTAAATGCCAGGCTGGCAATATGTGGAAGGTTACGCAGCTCGGGCGTCATCTTGTTCCTCCTTACCGGAATTCTCCAGACCAGACTGGAACGCCGCAGCTGCCCACGAAGGCGGTCTTAACCCTGCCTGTCGCCGTTCCATCGTTTCACGCACTTGCTGGGCAAAGATTTCCTGATAATCATCGCCGCGCTTCGCGCATTCTTTTTCATAGGTACTGAGGCCTGCTTCAATCAGCATAACCGCCTCCTGCACCTCCTTAAGGCCGTCAATCGCCATCCTGCCGGAGCCGATCCAGTCGCAGTTCGCCCAGCTTGTCCTGGCCTCCTGGAAACTGTAACGGGCGCGGGATGGCAGGCTGACGACACGACGGACGATCGCCTCTTCCAGCCAGCACAAAAACATCATGCTCGCCTGCCGAGCAGCGATAAATTTGCGCCGGCCCATGAAATAGGCCCAGGACTCATTGGCGCTCGCGCGTGCGGTGGAGTAACTCATCTGTGAGTAGTTGCGGGATAACTGCTCGTAAGAAACGCCAAGCCCCGCGGCGATGTAACGTAAGAGCGATTGCTCGAATACGGAATACCCATTATCGGTATTCTGAGCAGACTGTAGATTCAGTGAATCCCCGGGCATCAGGTGTGGTACCTTCGCCCCTCCAAGTCTGACCGGGGCGGCCGCATAATACGTTGCGATTTCCCCAAGCCATCCGGTCAGCTTTTTCGTCTGCTCCGGATTGTCCGCACCGAGGATAAAATCCATCGCTGTCTGGGTATCCATCTCACTTTCAATCGTGGCGGCATACATCGCCTTGACGATGGCGCTTTGCAGTTGGGTGTTTTGCAGCGTATCGAGCATTTTCATCTGCTCCATAACGCTATAAAACTGATTCGCTCCCCTTGTCTGTCCATCTTCCATTGGCTCAAACACATGGATAAAGGCCGTTCGCCCGCCAGGTAGTTCACGCGGTATATAACTCCACTTCTGAGCCATCCACCCGGGATAGTTATCCTCGCTGACGTAGTAACCCTGGGCGGCACCAGCATCATTAATCTTTACCCCTGCCCGGCAATTTCGGGTATCGCCCTGATTGCCTGGATTACCGATCCGCTTAGGACTGACCATCTTAAACTGTGTTCGAAAGAGCCTGTTCGCGCTGGTATCCCAGGTCGCCTGAGTAAATAACTCTCCGTTAAAAGTGTGCATGGCCACCCCTTCACGGATCATCATGGTGAACGTGCGTTTACGTTCGGCATCAATAAAACAATGGTCGTCCTCCGCATATTCTTTCCAGGCATCCTCGCACTCACGGGCAAACGCACGCGCATCCTCTTCGCTGATCCCAAGATAGCGCCAGGCAGGCCGGTGGCTAAGACGGAAAAATGAACCAACGATATGATCCTGGTGAAGCTGTACCGCATTCGCCGCGAGGCCGTTATTACGAACAAGATCGTCGGCGCGGGCGTTTCCACGCTGGAAGTTCGGCAGTAGTGCGGCATCACCACTTTCACTGGGTGGATTCCACGCGCGCAGCTGGCCACCAAAGCCACCAGCCCCACCATGGTATCCGGCATATTCCCGGAGCGACGTTTTACCGTCTGGTCCAACAAGTGCTGGTAATTTCATGCGTAAAATCCTGCTGGCCCGCGCCGGCGACTGGTGATGCCAATCTGAACTTCAAGTTCGGCAATATATTTTTTCAAATCAGCAACTGACGTGGCAGTAAACTCAACGCGGCGGCCATCTTTCTGTACCGTCGCAACGCGTTTCCCTGTCATCAGGTCATGAAGTGCGGCGCGGGCACTTTCCAGTTCAGACTGTGTTGCCATTATTCATCTCCGGCTAATGCCCGGGCATAATCCGCCAGGGTCTTTTTCGGTTTAGAGGTAAGTTCGTCCTCCTGCATGCTTATCAGAAGAGACTCAAGATTCAGCTGCCAGCGGGAGACGCTTATCCGCAGAGCTGCCAGCGCGTAGACAAAACAGTCCAGCGCCTCATTACGGCGTTTCTTACTGTCCCAGAGTATTTTCCTCTCGCCGTTTACCCATTTTTCAACCTGCTCCTCTGCTGTCAGCTGCTGAGCCTCGGTCAAATCGAATATTTCGGGGTTGTTAGGAAAATGAACTGCGCCGGCCATTGGCTCATCACCAACCGGAATAAGAGTTAATCGGTTATAAATCTGCTCCTTCGCCGTATCGGTGCCAACCTCCGTCAGATACACCCCGTTTTTATTTCGTTTACGCGGCATATTCGCTACAGGTTTACCGTATACAGAAGCACCTTTGATGGGGATTACGCGGAAAAGACCATGCTTTTTCGAACGGCCATAAACGATTGTGGGGTCAATCCCCCCGATATCCCAGCAGATGCGCGAAATGCTCATCTCCGCTCCATTGCGTCGTTTATAGGTCTTATTGATCGCCTCATCGACGCGTTTAAGGGTCTGCTCGTCATCATGACGCCCCATGATAATCTGTCGGTCCACCAGCCAGCTTTCTTCACCAGGTCCCCAGCCCCAGACTCGCATTTCGTAACGGTCAAGCTGTGAGTCAATCCCGGCGGTCAGATAGACAACGCGATCCGGCACTGCGGCAGCAAAGAGCTCCTTTCGCTCTTCGATAAGATCGGCATCAGGCCGTTCACCAATTTTCGGCTCCCAGGTTTCCCCGAGGGTGGTGTTAGTGAAGGTTTTACGTTTGCCTGTATCACCCTTGGTCTTTATCCACTCTTTTACAATCTGCACCCATGTGGTGAACGGGCTGTAAGCCGTCCAGATATGGAAGGTCACACTGTCAGGCGGGTCTATTTCGCCACCCGAGGAAGAGAACCAGTTAAGACCGTCCCCCGTCCAGATGCCGGTTCGCTCACAGATATAGCGCGCATGAATGAAATCCAGCTCCTGTTGCTTAATGACGCACCCGTTGTGCTCGCACAGGTAAAAAACGCTGGCAGGCTCACCGGGAGACCATTTAAAACCAAAAGGCGTTTCCCTATCGCCGAACTTGAGGTATTGCTCTTCCCCGCAATGCGGGCACGCAACATGGAAACGCATAAAATGCTGCGATTCGCCGGCGGCTCGCTCAATCTGGCAGGTACCACGAATTTTTGGGGTAGAGCCGCGGATCGATTTGGGCCAGACAGAGCCCTCAATTCGCTTATCACCCAGAAACGTTGGCGAACCTTCTTTCTCGATGTCCTCATCGAATGCCGCCAGTTCATCATAACCGGCAACATCGACCGATTTCTCACGGTAGTTCTTGGCAGCCTTACCGCCGAGACACCAGAAGCCGCGACCGTTAGAGAATCGTTTCATGCTGAGCGTGTTATTGCGGTGTTTTTTCCCATACCACGGCGCCAGCGCCAGCAGTGCGGGAATATCACGGATCGTCGGCTCAACGTGCGACTTCATAAAGTTTTCGGCATCGCCGTCGGTCGGCAGCCAGATGAGGGAATTTCGCTGCTTATGCTCAATAAAATAGGAATAGACGCCCAGCAGCATCTTTGAGTAACCGACACGGGCAGATTTAACAACGTTCACTTCCCGTATGTAGTCATTTCCCATCGCATTCATTATCGCACGCTGGAAAGGCAGCGTGACCCAGCGCCCTTCCTGGTATGCCGACTCTTTCGGCAGGTAATAATTTTTGTCCGCCCATTCCACTGCCGTTTGCGGCTCCGGGCGATAGAGTGAGCGTAGCCCGGCGCGCGCGGATGACTGCAGCCCCTTAATCTGACTGTTCGATATATTCACTCAGAAACCCCGTTATAATTTCATCCAGCGCAGCTGCCTTGTTCATGGCTTTGATTACGTCCTTTTTAAGGAAATCAATGTGTCGATTCTCCAGCTCAGGAAACCGCCGCTGCACCGACAGGGGGATCCCGTCCAGGATACTGGCTATTTCGCCGGCCACGCGTGAAAGCACGAACGTGCAGAATGCGGTCTCCACCACCTCAGCAGAACTTTTGGCGTTTTTTAGCTCCTGGGCATCAGCCTGCGACCGGGTCAGACGGTAGCGCTCATAATCAATCGTTCCAGGCTGTAGATCTGATTCACCAGCCTTACGGAGCTCTTCCACTTCCTTTCTCAACTTTTCGTTTTCGATATCAGCATCGCGCTCGGCAAACCACTTAATCGCAGTGGCGGAATCGTAAAGCACTTCATTACCTTTACCGCCGCCGCGTACAACCGGCATACCCTGATCCTGCCAGTTCTGGATCGTACGAACGCTGACACCAAAAATATCGGAGAGCTGTTTTTTGTTTACCTCCATACGCACTCCTTGAGCGAAAACGGGGTACGGAAACGATCTTGAGTGATCCGGGCAGGAAACTGAATCCTGGTTTCCTTTCTTCTCATGTATCAACCAATTAATAAACAATGAGTTACACAGAAGAAGAACGGAAACGCCTTAAACCCCAAAATTTTCATATGTAGCGAGAATCCGCGAGGTCGCCGCCCCGTAACGACCCGAACTCCCGGAAAGGACCCGAGATGACAATAATTATCACTTGCATTTAAATGATCATTCATCGAGGCCGCTCATTGAACAGCCTCTGTGAATGCTCAGTCTGCGGATGCGCCACCGTCAGCCTGTAACACACTCTCCGGCAGACGTTCAGCCAGCGCTGCATTTTCGAATACTTTAAGTCCGTACTGTCCAACCCAGGTATTTTCCTGCCCGACGCTGCCAGAGATAAAGTCCATGACTTCTGCCAGCAGATCTTTCACCAGCCCTTCCGTTCCCGTCCGCCAGTACTGTTCAATCGCGACCAGGAGCGGATCAGAGCCGTTTGCCAGGCTTTGCTTACCTACGGAGTAGGTCTTCTTTTTCGCCTTGTCGGTCACGCACTGCAGCTGCGTCATGAGGGCCAGATCGCCAATGGGACTGATGTCACGTACTTCCACGGTCATAGTGGCCATCTTGTTCCCCGATTCGGAATCGGTAGACGATGCGTAATACATAGAGATGGTCAAATCATCACGCTTAAACATGATTAATGGCTCCGGTTACGGTTGCGGTTTTTGTTGCGGTTACGCGGCTGACGTGTTTCCGTTTTGGCAAGAAGCAGCTCGCCTTCTTTCTCTGGCTGCGGTGCTTCCTGAGTAATTTCAGGTTGCGCAGGAGCGACAATCTGCTCTGCGACGGTTATTCGCAGTACAGGGGTGGCACCTTGCTCATGCGTAAAGTTAATGGCCTGGACTGCTGTCTTATCCAGTTGCGGCTGCCCGTCAATTTCCAGAGCAACCAGCATTCCATTGACGTATTCAATTTTTAAACTCTGCATCGTGTTACCTTTTGCGAATAAAAAAGCCCCGCATATGCGAGGCTACTGTTTAAATATCAGGGTGTTACTGTGAAACCTCAGCATGTAAGGTTATCGCTCAGCCCGCCCGTGGTGGGACACGGACGAACAATTAATGGCAGTGGGATGGCTGATTAGCTCTGCTCAAGGAATGGACATGGCAAAAACAATAACAATTCGGTTTATGCGAAAAAATGATAATTCACTGACGGATTCCCCTGAATTTGGGACGAGACCGGTGATTCCGGTAACCATCAGGCCTAGTTCACCCGAAGATCATGCGAAGGACATTGGAGGAAAAACCAAACAAGTATTCGCTCTCATTGATACCGGAGCGGATGATTTTTATGTCGATGAAGCTCTTGTCGAAGAATTAACACTCCCTATAAAAAAAGAGAGTGAACCAGCAACAGTGATATCTGGTTTAAACAATGAAAAAACGACTATTCACCATGGAATAATACACTTAATCGATACTGACATTGAATGTGGCATTACTATGCACAAGATCATTACCAGCAAGTTAGGGTTAGGTTATCAAATAATACTTGGTATGGATTTAATACGTCGAGGAACTTTGGTTCTTGATCCTGTAAATCAAATTTATACCCTAACCCTTCCTGACGTTATTTAGCATCACTCTCTTTTCAAACTAGTTATGTTCTGTTGCGGAGGGGTTCTCTCATCCCCTTCGCCAACTATAATGACCCGACACAGCGCCATTCCCAAATAGGATACATACTCTTGTGGCGAGAATGACGCTGAAAGTTGAAGATGTGGCAGGTCTGGACGGTCATGTTCAACCACTAGCGGTTCATCATCGGCGCTAACGTCATATGACAAGGTCAACGGAACGGAAGTCTTGCCTGAGATCCTCCTCTCCACCAGCACTCGCCCAGCCTGTATGACTTTAAATGCAACCTGAGTCCCGCAGACGACACCATTTTTTACCTGTTGAAGGTTTTCAATTGTAACTTTCAACGTTTTCAAGTTGTTCCTCCTCATTATCCCCGCTAAGGGATATCTTTTATTCTATCCCTTAGCGGGGATATAGGTTCTCACCGATTTGTAAATCCGCTCACAGGTCATTCCTGCTGTGTAGCGTTCGTCAGCGATTGCAGCATACCGTCGAGCTTCTTCTGCAAGGTTTCCAAGCATGTCGGCGAGCACTCCGGCGGTGGCGCCGGTTGTTTTGCTTCTGACGGTAGCGGCAAGACTTGCGGTGTGGCTTGCGGCGTCCAGGCGGGTGGCAAGGTTTTTTGCCTGCTGCCGCAGCTGGCTAACACTATCAGAGAGATTAGCGGCAGCAGTACGCGCTGCAGCTGTTTGCGCTTGAGCATTTTTTACGGCCTCATCGCGGGCGATCAGACGCCCCTGTTCAATCATCCGGGCGGCGGTTTGCGCATTAACTTCCTGGGACGATTCGGCGCTATCACGTTCTGCCCACCGCTTTTCCCATGCCCGATCGCTCCAGGCTAAACCAGCAACAAAGGCACCAGCAATAACCATTACGGCGATAGCTGGTTTTAAGTAGGCTGCACTCACTGCTCAATCCCCCAGCAAGTCAGCGCGCTTTCCTGATCACGGCGTGTTACCTGCCCATAGCAGTTATTGGAGCGCACCCGGCAATCCTTCCCTCCGTCTTTTATCCACCAGCGAATCGCTTCACATGCGCCTTTACGGTCGCCAGCGTTAATCCGCTGGTAGAACGTCGACGGGAAGCAGCGACCGGGGCCAATGTTGTAGGGACAAAATGACGCGATTCCAACTTTCTGCGGAGCGGTAAGCGATATCTTGATATTCCGGTCGACCCATGCCAGCGCCTTGTCCCGCTCAATGGCGTTTACCTGCTTACACTGCGCCTCGGTCGCTCTTTGCCCCTTAATAACGGGCTTGCCATTGATGACCGTTACACCGTGGCACAATGACCACACTCCGCCGGGATCAACAACGGCCACCAGCGCATTACCTTCTTTCTCGCTAATAAACTGATCAAACAGCACCGGAGCTGATGCACCGGCAGCAATGAGCGCTAGCATGGCTGTGCTGAGTTTCGTTTTCAGGGATGCCATTTTATTTATCCTGAGGCGGTTGCGTCACATACCCCCGCCTGAGCGCATCCTCATAGGCTTTGGTTTGCCGACGTTTGAAATATAGGTTCGTGAAGTAAGTGGCGACGCCGATCACTACACCGCTGACAAGCGCAATAAAGTTCCAATCAAGTCCATGGAACCAGTCATAAACACGCGCCAAGCCAGTACAAATCAGGCCGCCCGACGTGCAGTACGTAGCCGCTGAAAATATTTTGTCAGGCATGATTTTGTTCATCCGTCACCTCCTGCTGAGGTGTTAATCGTGAGATTAAAAAGGTGGGTATTATAACCACAAAACTATTGCCCACTTCATTAATGGTGGGTATAATACCCACATGTTAACGAAACGGAGGATTGATGAGCAGTGCAGAGTTAATCAAAAAACTGATAGCTGATGGTTGGGTTAAGCAAAGACAGACAGGAAGCCATGTAACGCTAGCAAAACCGGGGACAGTGAGAATTATCACCATCCCCCACCCCAGGAAGGATTCTTCAAAGGGGATTGTTAGACAGGCTCAACAGATATCAGGGCTTAAATTGATGTAAAAGGGAGCGGCGAAAGCCGCCCCTCTCTGCAAGGGTTATCAATACGCGATTAGTGAGGTACCTATGATTTATCCGCTCTTTATTTTCAAAGCCGACGACGGCACTTTCGATGGCTACTTTCCTGACATCGAAGGGTGCATGTTTGCCGGGAACGACCTCGAAAGCGCATTGAGGGATGCGGAGACCGCTTTCGGCCAGCACATGGAAGTTTTAACCGAACAAGGCGGTCATGTGCCTGCGCCAAGTGATCCAGCCGATTATCTGGGTGATGAACGTCTCACCATGGATAACGGCTTTCTGGCGCTTGTCGAGATTGACCCATCAAGATACGAAGCAAAAGCCGTCAAATTTAATCTCACCATGCCTGGCAATTTATTGACTGCAATCGACAGGTACATAGAAAAAAATGGACGGTACAAAAACCGCTCTGCTTTTCTATCTGAGATTGCAAGAAAAGAGATAGCCAGAGGCTAAATGATACAAGGCACCTTCGGGTGCCTTACCTCGTTTTAACCTGCCATTTTGCGGATCTCATCTACCGTCTGCTCAAATCGAGCACCTTCCAACTCAACCCCTATAGCGTGCCGGCCAGCCTTAATGGCTTCTTTGACCGTTGACCCTGACCCCATAAAGAAGTCAGCAATGAGATCACCAGGCTTACTACTGGCATTGATGATCTGCTGGAGCATATCTGCGGGCTTTTCACATGGATGCTTGCCGGGGTAGAACTGGACCGGCTTATGCGTCCAAACGTCCGTATAGGGAACAAGCGCTGAAACGGTGAATTGACGCCGGAGGGACTTATATTCCTCCAGCAATTCCGAATATTTTCGGTTCAGGGAATACCAGGTTGCTACCAACTCATGGTGAGGGTGGGCCAGCTCGTTCTTCTGGTGCTTCTCTGCGGCGACTATTGAAAATAGCGCCTGCAGTTTTAAATAGTCGCTTTCGTTTGGCAGTTGCCATTGACTCATGCCAAACCAGTGCGAAACCATGTTTTTTTTGCCAGTTGCATCAGCTATCTGCTTAGCGCTGACACCAAGCGAATCTCGCGCATTACGAAAATAAGAAATCAGCGGTGTCATCAAATGCTGCTTAAGGTCGCTGCTCTTTTCCGCATAGCCATCATCTTTCGGCTGATAAGGCCCTTGGTAATGCTCGGCAAAGAATATTCGCTCTGTTGACGGGAAGTAAGACCGCAGGCTCTCTTTGTTACAACCGTTCCACCGACCGGATGGCTTCGCCCAGATGATGTGGTTAAGGACATTGAAACGGCCACGCATCATAATTTCGATATCTGAAGCAAGCCGATGGCCAGAGAACAAATAAAGGCTGCCGTTTGGTTTTAGCACACGCCAGAAATGCGCCAGGCACATATCAAGCCAACGTAAATAGTCCTCATCCCCTTTCCACTGATTGTCCCAGCCGTTCGGCTTAACTTTAAAATACGGCGGATCCGTAATTATCAGGTCTATGGTGTTATCAGGGAGGGATGGAAGATATTGCAGGCAGTCAGCGTTGATTAACTCAGCACTGGATATTTTTACAGTATTTTTCATAGATCAGTAAGCGGGACTCTGTTAGGCTCACTATGCTTTTGCGCTAAAGCAGTGGGCCCTGGTTCGCTTGTGACCTTCTACATGAGCGAATGGCTGGTCGGGTGCTCCAACACCCACCAGCCGCCCATTCTCACAGCAGAAAGCCCCCCGCTAAGGGAGGCGCTTATAACATCCGAATTGATAGTCCGATAAACCCGCCATTACCAGCTGCGTTAAAATTAACTGGCAGCGCTCGCGCGTCAGATGTGTGTTTTGCGAAATATCCCCAACCGTAGCTGGCTCATCACTTAACTCATTAAAAACCGCTCGCGCCAATTCCGTCATATTATCTTGATTTAGCATGTCTTTTTCCTGTTTTAACGGTACGACACACAGATAACTCTGGTTGCTAACCCCATCAAGAAGTAATTGCAGAAGGCATAAAAAAACCCCGCCGAAGCGAGGTTATTTATAAAAATGGCAAGATATCAAATTACCATAAAATATCGCTCATTTTGTTGCATTTTGCAAGCCTGATTAAAGGAGATAGCCAACTTTAATCACATTTTTTCGTTCTGGCCTCTTCTATTTGCTCATGATATCTGTAGATGTTCTGCAGTGCGTTACTATCCATCTCAATGAAAGCCGTTTTAAGCCGTTCCCAATGCCCGGCATAAACCCTTTTCCAGGTTGAGCGGTCAACTGAAACCATACGCGCCAGAGCAGCGCCAGCGTAGGTTTTATACGTCTCATTATTCCGGGCCGCTGCAACCTCCTGACCAGCCAACCAGACCAGTCCCACAAGCTTTTTTATTACTCTCGATTGGATCGCCCTGCCTACTTGATAGTTTTGGTATTCAGTCCAGACGTGTTCGCACATCAACGTCTGGTAACGGAAATTTAGATCAAAGCCATAGCAATAGCGCACCCATGCCAGGTGATGTTCTTCCAGCAGGTTTACAGCGCGCCGCCACGGCGAATAACCGAATTCAATATCATTGATGGGCGGCATTGGCCGGCGGCGGCTGTGGGTCTCCATCACATAAACTGGAGTAGTCAGTGCCTTAACCACCGACGGGCCACAACCGATCCCCCCATCCAGATCGACAAGATGGCGAGAGCACCGCGGATTTTTATTATTGTCTGCTGGTGGGTTCTCGCTGAATGCCTCGAGTTGTCCCTTTGTTGCACCGGATAAATCCAACAACGCTCGACGAACTTCAATACGGGTATATTCCAGATTTTGTAGGTTCATACTGCTCAGTGCTCCATACACTTATGCTTTTACAATCACGCCGATCGCTATGGCTCGATCAAGAAAACGAAACAGCAACTGCAGCTGCGTGCCGTTCTTCTCTTCAAAAGCTTTTGCGTCGGCATGCAACTCGTCGTGACACTCTCTGCACAGAGGAAACACGAAGAGATCGTGGGCTTTGGTAGCAGTACCGCCCATGCCATGCCCGATGACATGATGCGGATCGTCAGCTGGTCTGTGGCAGCATTCGCATGGTTGATGCTTAACCCAGTCGGTATAAGTCTTGCTTACCCAACGACGGCGCTTTGGCCTGAGCATGAAGGATTCAGGTGATTCAGGATCGGCAGTCAGCGCCAGCACCTTCGGCTGTTCCTGCAGCACAGGCATAATTTCGCTATGTCTGCGCTGCTGCACTGCGGCTGCAACTGGTAGTTTCTCCTGCAGAATACTGCTGGCCGGTACAGCAGGCCGGATATCGCTTTCTTTATATACCGACAGGAACGGCTCTTCAGGCAGCCTCAAACCACGCTGCGCCATCGTCTCAGTGATAGCGTCTGCAGCACCAGCATATACAGCCCACCAGCACAGCTCCGCCATAGATAGTTCCCGATCACGACCCAGTTGCAGGTTCAGCAGCGCAGTATCAATAACCCAGTCGATAACGTTTCTACGCGCCAGCCCGGTGAGTGTGTCGGTGGTATGCTCACGAAGACTGTTTTCGCAGTGCCAGCAAAGCATCATGGCGCCAGGTTGATAGCGCATTACCACATGCTCATGGTGATGGTACTCAGAATTCGGATACTGGCATTCCCGGATATTGTGCTGGAGCCAGTACTCAAGACCCGGGAGACCGCCGGCAGCATTGATGACCCGCTCGCTAGTGAAAAAGGCTTCCAGCACCTTATCTTCAGCCAGCGGTTGGCGCGCATCAGGGATTCGGCCCGTAGCCAGCCCTGCCATGCTTTTGGGCTCAGATTCCACCAGCACCCTGCCACTGCGGAAAAGGCGCATCAGCTCTTTGCCTGGCTTAAGTAGCACCACGCCTAAGCGCGGCACGACTTCCGGAGTGAGTAGCGCTCTCACGCTGCTTCTCCTGATAGCTCATTAACCATGCCAGCCGCCAGGATGAGGATTTCATCTTTTGGCGTGCGCTCCAACCATAGATGGTTGATGTGGGCCTTCAACCTGTTCTGCTGCGACTCGCCAAGATCGGCAGCGCCTTCAACCTGCCCGAATGCCAGATTGACTTCCAGCGGCCAGATGCGAGATTCAACGACAGGTTCGGCGACTGGTTTAGCAGCAGGAGTTGGATCCACATCCTTCGCTTGAGATACCTGCCCGACTGCAAACTGCGCCAGCGCCATGCTTGCGCGCCCTTTCGCTTCCAGCTCTACACGATCGATATAACTAAAGCATTCACCGCGCCAGGTCTTATCGAACACCGCGATGGCTCCAGCAAAGAAAGCGCTGGTGGGCTTCTGCTTTTCGTCGGCTGGTACAAACCACGCCGGGAGATCGAATCCAATGCGACCACGAATAAACATGATGTGATCGGCATCTTCCGGCCACCATGTTTCACTGGTGGCTGACTTCACAAGGTAAATGTAGCGACCGCCCTTTTCACGCTGCTCAGCGGTATAGTTCATGATATGAGTCATTCCCGTTATGGCTTGTTTTTCATGGTACTGCGAGCGGCTGTACGGCGGGTTAGCAAAGGCCGCGCCGCCAAGTTCTGCGAGGCGACCAGACCAGTCCTGCGTCAGAGCATTATCTTCAGCGGTATACCATGCCGGGCATTTTGCATTGATGTCGTCAGCGAAAAGGTCCAGCAACAGCGGACCGAATATTGCATTGATGCCCCAAAACAGCAGATCCGGAGTTTGCCACTGGTCACCAACCTGTTTCAGGTAGTGCGATGGCGCCGCGCGCAGAGTGGACAGCGCTTCACAATATGCATTTGTCACGCCAGCACCTCCTGCACTACTTTTTCGACTTGCGACACACGACCTTCCAGATCTGCAACGCTATCCACCAGCTCATCAACTGCCAGCTGTGCGCGATGCTTAGCCTGCATTAGTTCTCGCAGTGCCGGTACCAGCGCTTTTTTGAGTGCATCTTTGGTGGCGCCCGTCTTTTCCAGCTGCTCGGCACGTTTGAGCATATCTTCCGCCTGGCGGCGCAGTTGTTCGGGGGTTGGTGATATAACCTGCGATTTCATGAGCGGAATCCTTTTGGAACGGTGTATTTGACATCCGAATAGCTGGACTTGAATGCCTGGTCTTCACCTCCGACCTTGGTCCATTTTCCATCAACGCATTTCGGGCGGCCGGCAGCAGCCCACTTGGTTGCAGACTGGAGATATCCGGGGAATTTTGACGGCAGAAAGAGCGTGGTTGGTCGCAGATATTCAGCCATTTTTAGATCTTTTCCCCACTTCTCAGTGCTGTAATCGACCACCAGCGTCAGTTCGTCAGGTGTAAATCCTTCACGCAGCCTGCCCCGGATATGTTCCAGGGAGGTTTTGCATACCTGAAAACGTGAACCGGTTGTGAGGTTCAAGTGTGAAAGGGCCTGCTTAGCAAGATCGGTAATAACCACTTCCGGGTCGGGTTCCGCAGGAACCGGACAAGGGGGTTTAGATCCTACTGATGGATCTGGTTTTGAATTTACTGACGGATCGTGTCCAGTTTCTGGACCCTGAGAACCCTGTTTTTTTGGCTCTTTCGGACGTTCAGTTTCTGGACGTCCAGATTCCGAAGGTTCAGATTCTGAACGTCCAGATTTTGAACCCTCATAATGTTCATTTGCAGCCTGCCGCAGCTTAGCCACATTCAGGGTGTAGAGATTGCTGGTGCTGCGCTGACCGAGACGGCGTTCTTTTTTGGTCAGCCAGCCATCTTTAACCAGCTCGCCGATCAACGTGATAACGGTACTGCGCCCGGCGCCGAGCTGGCGCGCAATCGTCGCAACGCTTGGGTATGCGATCCCCTCATCACTGGCGTAATCAGCCAGGCGAAGCATGATCAGTAATTTATTGCCTTTGATGCCTGCCGCGGCGCAACCATCCCAGACATATGCGGATAATTTAACGCTCACTTATCAATCCTCTTGAATCTGGCGCGGAAGATGATCATCGGAGCAACACACTCCCACTCATATCCCGGGCGGCGGTAAATAACACGCTGGCGGCCAGCGTCGTATCCAGTTACATGCACAACGATGCCATGCTGATCGCGATAAAGTCGGTCCATCGGTTGAATATGCTCTTCCACATCATCCTCCCATCAGTTCAGAGGCATAGCGCTGTGCAATCCACTGGACGCCGCGGGGGGTTACTCGCGTTTGGGTGTAGGCATGACCAAAATCTGAAGTACCCGTTTTGACGGTAAACAGACCTTCGCGCTGGCGCAGGGCATGAGGGAGAAGATTGCCGGACTGGCGGAACAGCACCTTGTCACGCAGTAGCGTGTCGATCATGGCCTTTTCCGGCATGTTCAGGATTTTCGCTGTTTCACGCAGGCTTTTGGCGCCTCCGGACTCTACGTAGTGTTTTACGAACGCCACCTTTGGCGCATCCTGCTGTACCTTATGTGCCAGTTGCGCATTTTGTTCAGCCATATCAGCAGCGAGTCGCAAGGCTTCAGGTAACGTTTGAGGAATAGCCGATTTGTTCTCAAGCTCCTGCCAGCGATCCACAACCGCCGCGGTAAACTCTGGAGACAGGCGAGCAACCAAAACCAATGAGTCGCGTTTATTGAAGCGGTACTCCTGATACACGTTTCCGTTATGCTCAAAATCGAACTGCGCCAACGGCGCGGTTAAAAGACCAGCAGTATTCAGGCGCTCAGCGGAGCGTTTTACGTCACCATGTTTACTCTGCACCAGAGCGGCGATTTCTCTACTGCTCATTGTCACTGCACCGCCGAACACAGGGGAAAATCCAACAGCTGGGGCACGATTAATTGATTGCTGAGTCATTCGGTTTCACTCCTCTGGATCTATAGTCACCCACAGCCCACTCGGTAAAACTGTGGTTCACCTCTTCCCAGCCACCGGGTACTCTTACTGCATAGCAATACGTGACCTCGCCTTTGCCACCACGAACCGGCAACGCGCGGAGTTGCGAACGCGGGATATTTGCGGTTAAATTGCTCATGCGGATTTCTCCATACACATTGATTTATTCGCCACGACGCCCGGAGCTGCACACTCGCGGGCGTCACTCTTTTCTGCCACACAAAACACCCGGTAAAGAAGCGTGATGTGTTCCTGAAATTTGGCGATTACCTGATAACTGTTTTCCTCAATCTGAGCACGCTCGGCATCATCAATAACGCCGTCAGCTGTCGCTTTGCGTACAAAATTAGAATGCTTGCCGATCCACTCGATCGACTCCATTAAACGCTGGTTAATATCGCCGTTATCGACATCTTCAATATCCGCCAACGGAACGAATACCCCACCTGATTGGCGCGCAATAGCGTCTGCGATATGATTTGCGCCACCAGCACGCTGCAGCACCATCGCCCACCCAAGCGGGAAGATCTGATCACCATCGACGCGCAGGCGGTTGAATAAGGCGTTTTCAGTTACACCCAGCCATTCAGCCGCCTCGGCATAACCTCTAGGCAGTTCAGTAATCGTTTTCTTGACTGCGGCCACCAGCCAGGCTGGTTGACGCTCAACTTTCCAAACAGGTTCGTTACCCACGGCTAACCCCTTATCTCTGTGGTTTTATTAAGCGGCTGATGAATTAGACTTTTCATAAAGCTCTGGATGAAAGGCTAATTTCCCACTTGTCCGCAATGCGGCCTCTGTGGCCCTACCTTTAGGAATCAACCGGCCGGGGCGGTTTCGCCACTGGTAAACTGCTTCGCTGGTGATACCGAAAAAATCAGCAACTTTTTCAGCGCTGCCGAAGTACTTCTCTACTTCATCGGTCGTCATAATGCCTCCTTAGCTAAGTTTTATTAGATATTAAATATCAATCTAACTTTGGTCAACAAAAACTAAGATTACTTAGTTCTTATCAACCACTGAGGTTTTGATGGAAACAGTTGGACAGCGGATTAAATCGCTAAGGCGGGTTACAAAAACTTCACAAAAAGACCTTGGGAAATATTGTGGGGTGAGTGACGTTGCTGTTGGGTATTGGGAAAAGGATTTAAATCTTCCAAAAGGCGAGGCCCTCGGGAAACTTGCAAAATTCTTCAATACATCAATTGATTACATTCTTTACGGCACTGAATTCGAAGGTAAACTCATCACTAAGATGAGGAAAATACCTGTCATATCATGGGTTCAAGCGGGTAGCTTTACTGAATCGAAGCCTGCCGAAATATTCGATGAGGCCATAAAATGGGTTGAAACCTCTTTACGCATTGGCGACAGCTCTTTTGCTCTTGAGGTTAAAGGAGATTCGATGACAAACCCGAATGGCCTGCCAACGATACCAGAGGGCGCTACTGTTGTTGTAGACCCTGATGCAGAACCAGTGCACGGGAAAATTGTTGTTGCCAGGCTTGATGGTACAAATGAGGCCACTGTAAAAAAATTAGTTATTGATGGCCCTCAAAAATTTTTGGTGCCACTTAACCCTCGATATCCGAACATCCCTATCAACGGCAACTGCCTAATTATTGGGGTTGTCAAGGGCGTTCAATACGAACTCTAACCACCACCCCACCCTAATCTAATCATCAAACTAAGTTTTGTTTGATGATTCCCCTTGACCATAAAACTAAGTTAAGTTAGATTTCATTCATCAACAGCGAACAGGCAGGACGCCCACGAAATAGCCGCCGGTGGCATATGAACAACCGGATGATTCGAAGATAGGTAGTTTCGGGAGGGGTTAAGTCTGGGGTGATGCCCAGAACCAGCTCACACCGGCTTAGCGGAACTGGCTAACCCCCAGTGCCGGGGAAGGAAACCGTAGGGTTGCTGACTCATCACCAGCACCCCGCCCGAAACCACCTGTAGTTGATAACTAAACCTGTAGTAAACCCTGTTCTGGCGGCCCGTGTTTTCCCTATTGTCCGCGGTAACCGCCAGTTTTTTCAGGGCCCAACGTGAAAGCGCATTCCATCTTCATCCGTCGTGGGGACTGGTTTGTTACTGAAGGAGTGCGCTTCCAGTTGTGGTAATTGCGGCTATGCGCACGTGACGAGCCAAACCCGTTCAATGAGTGCGTTTCCGGGAAGTGTACGTCGCCGGTTACTGGCTAAACCCGGCAGGTGGAGGCACCACCGCCACAACTCGAATTGCTGTGTGTAGTCTTTGCCCAGTCTCTTCGATGGGCCCTTTTTTTACACAACAGGAAAGAGCACCACCGGCGCCGGGAACTAACCCTGCCCGGATCCGGGTTCAAAGCGTGGACCCTCTCTCCTTCAGACTCTGAACTGGTGCTCTTCTCTGTTGTGTACGGAGAAACTGTTGGCGGTGGCAGCCGCCCTAACCAAGAGGTAGTGCTATGAGCAATGATCGCATGACCAATGTTCCAGATTTCCTGGGGGAATTGGATGCTGGCGTGTTCATGAACAAAATCGCCGGGGCGCTCAATACCGCCGCGCTGGGCGTTCTGAACAACGGTAGCAAAGGCAAAGTTGTGCTCACTTTCGACATCGACCGCATGGGCAATTCGATCGAAGAAAAGCGAGTGATGATCAAACACAAGCTGCAGTACGTCACCCCCACTCCGCGCGGGAAAGTATCCGAAGAAGACACGACCGAAACTCCGATGTTCGTGAACCGTGGCGGCAAGCTGACCATCCTGCAGGAAGACCAGGGCAACCTGTTTACTCTGGGCGGGGATCCGGATGCAAAGCTACGGGCGGCACAGTAGGCCGCGACTGACGTGTTTTTAGTTTAACTACATTTGTTTTTAAGGATTTTTTATGTCCCAACAATTAGACAGCAGCGCAATTAATCAAGTTAAAGAACTGGTGCTTTCCGGCTACCACCTGAACGATATTCACGGTCTGGCCTGCCCGACGACTATCCTGCCGGAAGGTACCGCGGTGGCGAGCCTTGAGCGTTTCGCACTGGAGCGTTTCCGTTTCCGTGGCGCTATGGACACTACCAGCATTGATGATTTCGTTCGCTATTCCGCTGGCTATGCTAAAGAAGACGAAAAAGCCCGTTGCTTCATCGATGCCGATAACATGCTGGCGCGCTCCATCTTCAACATCGGTACGCTGGATAACCCAGGTCACGCTGATAATGTCGCTTCGATCAAACTGAAGAAAACCGCACCGTTCCGCGCGCTGCTGTCGATCAACGGCGATCACCTCAACCAGAAGAAAATCGCCGAATGGCTGGAAGACTGGAGCGATTACCTTATTGCGTTCGATGCCGACGGCAACACGATGAAAATCGCCCAGGCAGCACAGGCAGTTCGCCGCGTCACCATTCAGCAAACCAACGCCTCCGATCATGAAGATGGTGATTTCAGTGGCAAAAAATCGCTAATGCAGAGTATCGAAGCCAGTAGTAAAGACGTGATGCCGGTGGCGTTCGAGTTCAAATGTGTGCCGTATGAAGGGCTCGGCGAACGTGCATTTAGCCTGCGCAACAGCCTGCTGAAAAGTAATGATCCGGTATTCGTCCTGCGTATTGTCCAGCTGGAAGCCCAGGAAGAAGCGATCGCCAATGAGTTCCGCGACCTGCTGACGGGCAAGTTCGACGGCAAGCCGGTGGAAACCTTTATCGGCAACTTCAAGGCCTGATTGCTCTCCATTAAATCCCCGGCGCCGCGGGGATTTATTAAAGCGTAATCCTGCAATTAATCGCCACCAGGCGAGGGATTTCTACACCCAAAATTCAGCGCTGTGCAGAGCGCAATTAAATGGAGAAATGTGATGAGTTTTATTCAAACACTGTCTGGCCAGCACTTTAACTATAACGATATTCAAGAGGACGCTATCGTCATTGAAGACATTGCAACAGCTCTCTCGCACATCTGCCGCTTTGCTGGTCATCTGCCGGAGTTCTACAGCGTCGGGCAGCATAGCGTTCTGGTGAGCCACCTAGTGCCTCAGGAGTTCGCCCTCGAGGCTTTACTGCATGACGCGGCAGAGGCTTATATGCAAGACATCCCTGCGCCACTCAAGCGATTACTGCCCGACTATCAGGTGATAGAAGCACGTGTTGATGCGGCGATCCGCAAAAAGTTTGGTCTGCCGGCGGAGCAGCACCCTACCGTTAAATATGCCGACTTAGTCATGCTGGCCAGCGAACGCCGTGATTTCGAGATCGACGACGGCACTCACTGGCCTATGCTCGACGGAATTATTCCCACCGACCAATTCGTTATCAATCCCGTTCGCCCAGGTCAGTCCTATGGGATGTTCATGTACCGCTTCAACCAGTTGATGGAGCGGTGCTAATGGCACACGTAAAAGTAAAAGACCTCGTTGCGGCAGCTCATGCCGCAGCGCAGGATTTGCCACCAGCATCAGCGAAATTAATGCGGGATGTCGCTACTCGACTGGACGTTACCTACACCGCACTAACTGAAGCAATGGATCAAAACACAGCGCTGTCGGCAATCTTAGCCGCAGCTCAGAAACAGGAGAAGAATTAACGTGAACCATTTAATGATCGACCTCGAAACTATGGGCAATAAGCCTGCTGCACCAATCGTCGCAATCGGCGCTGTATTCTTCGACCCAAAAAGCAGTGAGTTGGGTGCAGAGTTCTATGTGGCCGTTAACCTCGCCAGCGCTATGGATCAGGGTGCGACACCTGACGGTGACACTATCCTGTGGTGGCTCAAACAATCATCAGAGGCCCGAGCAGCTATTTGTACCGACGATACCAGAAGCATTACATTTGCTCTCTCCGAGTTGAGTTCATTTATCAGCCGTCACTCTGACAACCCACGTTATCTGAAAGTCTGGGGTAATGGTTCCAACTTCGACAATGTGATTTTACGCTCAGCCTACGACCGCGCCGGCCAAACCTGCCCGTGGCAATTCTGGAACGATAGCGACGTGCGCACCATGGTGTTGCTCGGCAAACAACTTGGTTTCGACCCTAAGCGCAAGATGCCATTTGATGGTGTAGCCCACAACGCACTGGCCGATGCTCGCCACCAGGCAAAATACGTGTCCAAAATCTGGCAAAAGCTTATTCCAGCCACCAGCACCGAAGAATAAACCTCACGCCCGGGTGCAGCCGGGCTGTATGGAGATCCTGTCATGGCAAAACTTATGAAAGCGAGTCAATGGGGAAAACGTGAATTTACCAAAGACTCTATTCCGGATAATCGAACCATTAAACGTTGGGTTGAAAATGGCCTCCTCACAGGAAAAATCGTCGACGGCTCTGTTTTCGTCTTCGAATCTGAAAAATGGGGGGTCGACTCGATGGTTAATCATGCGGTTCGCCAACTTATCAGTGAGGGTTAACCATGGCAGCCAGGCCAAGAAAAAGAGAATACCGCCATCTACCTGATTATCTAATATTTGATAAAGATCGCGGAGTTTATAAATTCACCTTAATTACCGGGAAGAAAAAGAACATTGGGAAAGATCGGGCTGTAGCCATCGCTATTGCGCGCGAATACAACCTCAGAATGCGGCAGGCAAATACTCCGTCAGTTGAATTGCTTATCCGCGATTCTGGCGGCGTGTCGGGTGAGGCCAAACCATTTGCCGAGCATGTTGATCGCATCATGGCGCGTGCGATCGAAAATGAACGTCCGTCGCAAAATACGCTCGATGACTGGAGTAACGACGCACTTCGGGTGAAAGAATTCTTCATTAGCATACCAGCCTGCGATATCGAGCTGGAGCACGTGAATGCCTATATAAACCATTATCATGCTGATGCTTCAGCGAATGTACAAAACAGGAAAGTCAGCTTCCTTAAAAAGCTTTTCTCCTACGCGGTAGACGAATCATTGATGTTTGATAACCCCGCAACACGTAAAAAAATGCGACGGACTGAAGAGAAAAAACGGCAACGCTTGTCACTCAATAACTTTACAGCCATCCGGCGGGCCGCCGATCCCTGGTTACGCACCGCGATGGATTTAGCATTGCAGACGACACACGCTCGCCTCGAAGTGTCACGAATCCGATATTCAATCAGTGAGCCAAAAGATGGCGTCTGCGGGTGCGTATGGCTGGCACAGCCGGAAAATGGGATTTATGGCACGCTGTACATCCACCGCCAGAAAGTACAGAAGAAAGAGGCCTCGCATGTTGCAATCCCGATCGGGGAAGAATTGAAACGGATAATTGACGAAAGCCGCGATAATGTGGCAAGCCCGTTTGTCGTTCATCGGATTCCTGAGCGGCAGGTTAAACGTAGTAAAGAGGTTTCACACCCGACACAGGTTGCGCCGGATTATCTGAGTCGGTCCTTTTCCGCTGTGCGCGACAAACTAGGTTTATGCGACAAACTGGCAATGGACGAAAGACCAACCTTTCACGAAATCCGAGCGCTGGCCGCCCATCTTTTCGATCAGCAAGGTATCGATCCTCAAGGCCGAATGGCGCACAGCGATGCGAAGTCGACCAAGATTTATACACAAAACCATATTGATTGGGTTGTCGTCCCACATGGAGAAATTAAGACAGGATGATTGCAGATATAAATATTTTTATATTTAACCAAACAAAACTATGGCAGACAGTCGGACTTCGCCTTTACGTCTGATTTTTATCAAGTACAAACTAAATATGAATACCTGCGCGAAATAGAGGGTCACTGCAGGGATTCCAACTCTGCAATACTGCTATCACATTTAGTAAGCTCTGCCGCGATGGGAAAGCGCGTGATGTGGAGAGATACCACGCGCTTCAGTTCTTAAGTAAAAAGGATATTATCTATACTAATCACTTATTTTCACGAAGCTGAACGACATCCGCTTTTTTCTGTTCATAAGCTATATACTCTAACAGAGATGAAAATTTTCGTCGATACTTCCTCAGAGCGGTTTCATTGTACCTCATTTTCTCAAGATGTTTAAAACGTTCTATTTCGCTTAGGCTATCACTATCTATAGCCCTCAATGAGGCAAGCTCACTTTTGATTTCCATCATTTCTTTTTGCGCGTTTAAATATAAATCACGAGAAGAATCAGATAGTTCCTCACTACTTATTTTATCATTAATATAATTATAATATTCTATAAGGGAATCAACAGGCTCATAGTCTCTTGCATGAAAATGTCTTTCATTCGCATTACTAGCATTAGCCAGCTCATTTATAACTGACTCTTCAACTTCCGCCCCCAGATGAGTATTGGCATGATGAAGGAATGTATCAATATTTTGAAGTAGAAACTCTGCTGCACCTTGTTTTTTTATTTCGGTACGAAGAGATTCATTAGGACCACGAATTTTACCTTCTATCTTATAGTAAAAGTCTGATTTCGCATCATTTGAAACGTAAACAACATTGCTACCTGGCTTGCCGCTAATATATTCAAGAATCTGACTCCAAACATAATAATCTCCGTATTCAGCGTCGTAGTTAATTCCGTCATATGAGTAGAAATTATCTTTTTTACTTGCACTATCATCAAAACCGGGTCCAGTTTTGTACTTATACCTTACTTTCCCGATTTTATTAAGATTGTCTATGATACTTTGTTGTTGAGGGGCGGCGCCTATGCGACCTTCCGTAAGCTCATCAATTTTATCACGAATAACATCATGATTATTTAAATAGTCGATGTTATTCTTTCTGACATTAATATGGCTTTCAGAAAAATCATTTATGATATTAACTACTTGATTAAAAAGAGCGTCAAGCTCGCCTTTTAAATTTGAATATCGAGAGATAGTTTGGTTATGTTCACCATCAAAAATTTGAGTTTTTAGGGAAGGTGCGAATAAGCAGGTCATTTCTTCCCAAGCTGACTCGCTGATTAAAATTTCGCGGATCTGGGCCGATTTTTTTCCCGCAAACACATCGAATCAGCCTATTTAGGCTATTTTTTCCACCATTTCTGGCGTTATTTCCGGTTTTTACTGAGATCTCTCCCACTGACGTATCATTTGGTCCACCCGAAACAGGTTGGCCAGGGTGAATAACATCGCCAGTTGGTTATCGTTTTTCAGCAGCCCCTTGTATCTGGCTTTCACGAAGCCGAACTGCCGCTTGATGATGCGAAACGGGTGCTCCACCCTGGCACGGATGCTGGCTTTCATGTATTCGATGTTGATGGCCGTTTTGTTCTTGCGCGGATGCTGCTTCAAGGTTTTTACCTTGCCGGGACGCTCGGCGATCAGCCAGTCCACATCCACCTCGGCCAGCTCCTCGCGCTGTGGCGCTCCTTGGTAGCCGGCATCGGCTGAGACAAATTGCTCCTCTCCATGAAGCAGATTACCCAGCTGATTGAGGTCATGCTCGTTGGCCGCGGTGGTGACCAGGCTGTGGGTCAGGCCACTCTTGGCATCGACACCAATGTGGGCCTTCATGCCAAAGTGCCACTGATTGCCTTTCTTGGTCTGATGCATCTCCGG